TGGGCGGGTCGTTTGATTCTGTTCTGATCAAGGGCGGTTCTGGCGCGGCTCAGGCTTTGCGCGGGATTGTGCAGGGCGCTGAGGATCTGGTTGACGCTATCGGTAAGATCCCGACGCCGATTCTGAACGCCGCTGTTGGTATAGCTGGGGTGACTGGCGCGACCGCACTGCTAGCAGGGGCTATCATTTCCGGCCTGCCAAAGCTCCTTGAGTTTCATGAGTCGTTCAATAGGATCGCTCCGGCTGGGTCACGAGCACGTTCCGCAATTACTGGCGTTGGTAAGGCGGCTGGTGTCGCCGTTGCTGCTTTGGTTGCTCTGCAGGTCGCTTCCGCTGTTTTCGGTGAGAAGCACACGAAGTCCGCGGAGGATTACGGGCAGGCTTTGCTGAGGATCGCCAAAGCCGGTGATGCGGTCGCAAGTGAATCAGTATTCCAGGATTTCCATAAGTTCGCTGGCGTTGACAACGTTGAAGGCGTAAACAGTTTGGCTGACGCGGTTAAAAAGGTCGCAACAGCCGGGGATGCGCAGAAATTCACGAGGTCCCTGGACGATCTAGTTGGGATGGTTGGCCTGCCAAAGAGCGAACTGGGCCAGCTGGAAGAACGGTTCAGGGGCGTCGGTGACGCAATGGGTAACCTTGTCAAGAACGGCGCTGTGGAGACTGCAGCTAAGGACTTCAGTGTCCTCACGAAGGAATTCGAGTCTAATGGCAAGGGCGCGAAGGAAGCGCTTGAGGTTGTGCCAGGCTACAAGGATGCGTTGCAAGGGCTGGCGAATCAGTCAGGTGTCACGCTCACTGAGCAGGAATTGCTGGACTTTGCCATGGGGAAGGTCCCAGATTCCATGCTTAAAGCTGGGGGCGCTGTGGAGATGTACACGACGAAGGTCGGCAATTCGGTGCCAATGTCTGAGGGGATGTCTAAGGCTCTTGAGGATGTTGGTCTTAGTGCTTCTGGTGCGGTGACTGATATTGAGAAGTTCACGCAATCGTTGTTCAACGCTGGGATGCTTTCTCTGTCTGCTTCTGACGCGACTATCGCTTATGAGGCTGCGATTGATGCTGTCACTGAGTCTGTCAAGAAAAACGGCACGACCCTTGATGTTCACACTGAGCAGGGCCGCGCCAATCAGACGGCGTACAACGACATGGCTAAGGCTGCTATGACTGTTGCTGAGGCTACCGCTGCGGAGACATTGAAAACTCAGGGTTCCGCCGCTGCTCAGGCGACGTTGCAGGCTGGCCTTTCTCAGAGCTATAAGGATCTGATTACCGCTGCTGGGCAGTTCGGTATTACGGGTGACGCTGCGGATGACATGGCGCGTAAGGCTTTGGGTATCCCTAAGAACGTGAACATTGATGCGTGGATCGCTGACCATGCGTCCACGACTTTGGATGGGATCAAGGGTAAGGCGGATGGGCTTGACGGTAAGAGGGTAACGATTGGTATTTACACGACTGAGTATTTCAATCGTGTGGATCAGCGCTCGGCGCCTACTGTCGTGGATCCGAACCAGCTTGGCGGGCACTACGCTACGGGTGGTCGGGTGACTGGCCCTGGCACGTCAACGTCTGATGATGTCCCGGCGTGGTTGTCGAATGACGAGTACGTGTTGACTGCTGCGGCGGCTAGGAAGATCGGTTACGGGAACCTGGACCGCATGAACGGTGGTGACGTATCCCCGATCAAGCCGATGGGTTACGAGTATTCGCCGGCTGGTGCTCCTGCCGTGACTCATCGTGCGCCTATGGTGGCTACGGCTCCGCAGCAGACCCCGCCTGTGTATGTGCAGAATCCGTTTACGGGTGCGTATTTGTTGGCTCAGGTTGATTCTCGGGCTGCTGGTGTTGTTGGTGCTGCGGATTCTGGTTCTCAGTTCATGCGGAAGGGGCGCGGCTAGATGGCTGTTGCTGTGAGTGCTGAGGTACTGGTTGGTGGTCCTGCTCCTAAGGCTGGTGTGACTGTTACTGGTCTTGGTGTTGGTTCGTCTGTGGTTACTGTGTGGCGGACTGTTGATGAGGATCGGGCCCCGGTTCGTGGTGCTCGCCGGATCATCATGAATGATGCGGGGTTTGTGACTGATTGGGATGCGCCGATTAATCGGGCCGTGTCTTATGAGGTTGAGGTGTTGTCTGGTCCGGGCGGTCCTGTCCGGAAGACGGCAGCTGCGATCACAGTCACGTCGGTGACTGGTTGGTTGATGGATCCGTTCGTGCCTCAGTCCGCTGTGCCTGTTGTTGGTGACCCGCAATCGAATGGTGACATTTATTTGCGGGGTCAGGCGTTGGCGGAGCTTGAGTATGGCGCTGATGTGTCGATGTTCAATGTGATGGGTTCCAGGAAGCCGTTGGCGTTGTTTGGTGAGCGGATGGCTGAGCGTGGCCTGGATTTGGCGTTGGGTACGCGCTCGGCGGTGGAGAGCAAGCGGCTGAAAGAGTTGCTGCGGTCAAGCTCCGGTTTCCTGTTCCGTCCGGGCCCTGACCTTGACGGGCTCCTACTGGATGCGTTGATGTTCATTGCTGCCCCGTCCGTGTCTCAGGTTCCCGTTGATACGGCGTGGGGCGGCGAACTGACGTGGTGGAATTTCAAGGCTGACACGGTTGCCGCGCCGACGATCAAGGTCCTTACTGCGACGTTCACTTATGGGGATGTGCAGTTGTTGACTGACACGTATCAGCAGAAGCAGGACGCTATGGGCGGGCTGACGTATTTGGATGATCTGAAAAACCCGCTCAGTTAGGAGCTTCCTTTGCGTCGTGTTGATGTTGAGACGTTGGATGCTTTGGGTGGTTCGAGGCCTGCTGACACGTTGACTGTGTGGGCTTGGCGGGCTGGCAAGCTGGTTGTGCCTGAGCCGTTGCAGGTCAAGGACTGGTCCTTTGATGATGACGCCGGGGACAGTGTGAAGGTTGGTCAGCGGATCAGCCTCACCGTGGCGGATCCTGACGGGACGCTTGGGGCTTGGCGGTTCGATGACCCGCTGGGTGTTGGCGGGACCCGGTTGCAGATCATCTATAACGTGGGTGGTTCCGGGGCGATCAATTATGGGTGGTTCCGGATCACAGGTAATTCGCCCACGGAGTTCCGTGAGTCTCGGGTAATTAACGAGTACGGCTACATCGAACCCGACGGTTCACTTCCACCGCATAAACGCCGCGTGTTCATCCAAACGGCTGTCGTGAAGTTGGACGCCGTTGACCTTACCGGGGACGTTGACCGGGACCGTTTGCAAGCCCCCGAGTCTCCGAAGGTTGGGGCCACGGTCGTTAGCGAATTCAAGCGGTTCACGGCCCGTTACTTCCCTACCATTGTTGATGATGGTGTTGTTGACACTGGGGTGTCGCGGCAGTTGGTGTATGACAAGGAACGCCTCGAAGCGTGCCAGGATCTTCTCAGCCGTGTGTCTGCCCGTTACCGGATGGGCGGCGACGGGGAAGCGCACATTTACCCGCAACGTGGTACGTCGGTTCTGAGGATTGAACCTAACGCTGGTCTTGTGTCCGTGTCGCGGGATCAGTCTATTGATGGTTTGTATAACCGGTGGGTTGTTGAGGGTAAGAACGTCGCTACCGGGGATCCTGTGTTTGGTGTTTCCGATATTGAGTCGGGCCCGTTGAAGTATGGTGGCCCGCACGGTCAAGTGCCGTTCTTTTACAGCTCTGAGATGATCACGACTGTTGCGCAGGCGACAACGTACGCGCAGGAACTCAGGGACAAGTTCCTTGGTTCACTCGCGGTGGAGTTGTCGGTTGAGACGATCCCCCGCCCTGAGTTGCAAGCGGGCGACCGGGTTGAGATTGGTTGCCCTGTCACTGCCGGTCACGTCGTGTACCTGCCCGGTGATATCACTTCGATCAAACGATCCGGTGACACACTCCCACGCGGAACAACCCTCACAGTGTCTTGCTCGTACACGGATGTCCTTGCCGCTTTGGATCGTACTGAGTGGGCTAAGTGGATCACAGGCACGATGCCTGAGTTGACGTGGGATCTTATGCCAACGAGTTGGGGGCAGTTGCCGCCTATTACTTGGTCTAACGTTTAGGAGGCGCTGTGGCGGGATTGAAGAAGACAATGGCTGCGATGCCTCCTGATGGTTTCCGTGTTGAGTACGGGACGGCGTATTGGGATGGGGTTGAGTGGTGGGCTAACGTCCGGGGCGAGTTGTTGATGGCCCGGTGGATGGACCCTATTCAGCCTCAGCAGGGCGGCATGATTGCTGTTGCGATCATGTCTGATGGTAAGGGCCTTGCGACGGCTCTTGTTCTTGGCGCTTACACGGAGCAGCCCCGACCGTCTACTGGGACGGTGTTGAGTGTTGGTGTGGATGAGATTGTGTTCACTGGTGATGATGGTGGCACGTACGCCACTAAGTGGTTCATCGGGGCGATTGGTGGTTACGCGCCGGGTGATCCGGTGATGCTGTCTTGGGATGCTACTCGGGCGACGATCATTGGTGAGATCCCGGTTATTGCGCCGCCTCCTTCTGCGGATCCGTTGCCGCCTCCTGTTGCTGTTCCTGTGGAGCAGTCGGGGCAGGAGACGTTGATTGCAACAGCTTCTGATACGTGGGGTGTTGGTGGTTGGGGTCGGTGGGCTGGTTCGATTAGCGGTGGCGAGCAAGTGTATTCCGGTTCGTGGGGTGGTCAGACGATGACCGGTTCATGGTTTTATGGTGCACCACGCCCCGCGTTGTCTGGGAAGACGATCACAAGGGTTCAGTGGCGTGTACCCGACCGCCTCGAAGTTGGTTCCAACAACAGTGCGGCGACCATGCACGTGTACGCGCACACTTCCCAGTACCGTCCCAGCGGTGACGTGGGCAGGTCTGTTGGCCCGTTTGATGTTGTTCTTGCCGCGCATCAAGACCCTGCATGGGTTGATCTGCCAACCAGTTTCGGCGCGGTTATCGCTGCCGGTGGTGGTATCTCCATTGCGGGTGACCCGTATATCGGCCTGAACGGTCGCCGTAAAGACCCGGACTCCGGGAAACTTCTAATTGACTGGAGTGCGTAGTGACGCAGACTCTCAAGAACAAAGTTGTTGTTCCTACGAACAGCGACGAATACGACCTCACCGCGGACCTCGCAACGGCGTTCCTCGGGGCGAACGTGGTCATCCCGATAGCTTCCAGTGCGGAACGAACAACGTTGCAAGCCGCTGGTGTCATGACAGGGCAGTGCATCATCCGCACTGATTTGCCGGGGCAGCCCATTGAGACGTGGAACGGTACGAAGTGGCTTGACTACGCATCAGGGAACATCACACTCGGCTCGTTGTACCAGGCGTTCGGCGCAGGCTACGGCACGCCCGGGTACGAGAAGCTTCCCACTGGTAGGGCCACACTGTTGGGCATGGTTGGTACGACTGGTACGACAATCACAATGACCGCCAACACCCAGTACCTTCTCGGCACCATCCCGTCCGCTGTGGCGCCGGCTGCCGACGAACTGTACAACCCCGGCACTAGCTCGGCTATGGGCAACAAGTGCACCTTGTACGTACGGTCCAACGGAAACATCCACTTTGAAACATCGTCAGGCTTCACCGGCATCTCGCAGGCAACATTCTTCATCGGCTTGGGCGGGATTAACTGGCGGTCAAAGCCATGATGCCTCAATGGATATCTGACCTTATTTCGGTGGCTCCCTGGTTGGGGGCCCTTTTTGTTGCCCTCCTTGCTGTGTGGAAGGTCGGCCCGACACTCCGCAAGTGGGGCCGGTTCATTGACCGGGTTATCGGCGTGCCCGAGGACAAGAAAACTGGGCAGCCCGCAGTGCCTGGGATCTTCGAACGACTCGACCATCAAGACGGTGTACTCGAAACGATCCGGCATGAGGTCGAGTTCAACAACGGCACCTCAGTGAAGGACGCTGTGACCCGCGTTGAGAAGGCTCTTACAGATCACCTCAACGCCCCGGTCCCACAAACCACGATCAACGTAAACCCCGGAGGCACGCCATGACCGCGCAGTTGGTCACGCCTAACCCGAACATTCCGTGCACTCCGGGATGGTGCTTGCAGTATGTGCGTGAGGCGTTTGGGATCTATCCGGGCGTCTACCCAAGCGCGACGGCTGGGTGGAACGCCTCGCCCACGAAGCATCGCGACTGGAACTTTCCAGCAGGTATGTGGGTTCCCGTATGGTTCGGCATCGCAAAGGAACCTCTCGGCCACGTGGTCTTGCTGGCCCCTGACGGTTCAGTGTTCTCCACAAGCGACAACTCCACTGTTCCGCATCACCACCCGAACCTCGCAGACCTCATGAACTACTACGCCGCTGCTGACCTGGCGCTCACGTACCGGGGATGGACTGAGGACATCGAGAATGTCACGGTCGTTGACCTTGGATCAGCCTCGCTCGGCTATGACGGCGAAATCATTAAAACGGAAGAAGACGACATGTTCAACGACGAGGACCGGAAGCTACTGGTCGCAATCAAGCAGGGATTCTTCGACGGCGGAACGTCGATGCCCGAAGGGAAGCCACTCAAGGATCTGGTGCAGGACAGCTTTACCGCTGTTCGTACGCAGCTCGCGACGATCGGCGGGAAGCTCGAAACGGCGCCCGGTGGCGACGTTGCTGCCGATGCTGTTGCGATAGCCAAAGCCCTAGCCCCGGATCTGGCTAAGGCGTTGCTGGTCGAACTATCCAAGGGAGGCAAGTGAATGTTCGCACCTGAGACTCGCGCATGGATTTACCGGATACTCACAGCCGCAGCACCTATCGCCGCGTTCTACGGCTGGGTGAGCAACGAGGCATTGCCACTCTGGCTGGGCCTTGCTGGGGCCGTTCTTGGCACCGGCCTGGCTGCGCTGAACACGCCCACCAAGGGCAAGCACGAAGCCAACTGACCCAAACACTTTTTCGGGGTGGATCCATGACGGGTCCGCCCACGTGTCTTAAAGGAGGCCCTTGTGGCTATTGAAGTAACTCCGCTTGGGTTCAAGAAACCGGACGGTAACGAGCCTGTACGCTTCGGAGACAACGTAATCTCTGACAACGCACAGAAGTCCCAGGACCTCCACCAAGCGGCGCAGGCCAGGTTCGCTTTGCTGGAATCGGCGGCAGGATTCCCCGGAGCGCCACTGGATTTCACTGACACCATCGTTGAGTCGTTGGTGATCGGCCCGTCTGACACTGCTGACACTTTGGCTTTGTCGTTCGCTAAACGCAACTACCTGCCAGTGAACGTCAGGGATTACGGGGTGACTGGTGACGGCGCGACCGACGACCGGCCCGCGCTGCAAGCCCTCATCACCTCAGCCGGCGCGAACGCGACACTCTATTTCCCCCCCGGCGTGTACAGGCTAGCAACTGCCACTGCCGCGTCTGACCGGATCCTAATTGTCCCTACTGGGCAGAAGTGGTTAGGCGAAGGGGCCGCGTCAACTATCAAGGTCGCGAACAACTTTGGCGCGTATAAGACCATCATCGGTTGCACCAATGACGGCACGGACGTTGGTAGCTTCACTATGGAGCGGCTCCGGTTCGATCAGAACAGCGGCAACGGCAACACGTACCTCGCCGCTGACCTTGCCGTTAACACCAAGCATGTCCTCCGCGTGCTGTCGTTCACGGCTGGTTCGTTGATCAGCATCAAGGGCTGCATCTTCGACAACTCGGACTGCATGAACACCCTGTACGTTGCTGCTGACATCATCGACATCTCCGACAACCTTTGGCGGGGTACGGGCACGGTCGGTGCTGGTGACTTCCGTGACCACTCAAGCATCTACACCACAACCACTGTTGACGGTGGAACGCAGACCATCAAGAACAACACGTTCCGCGGCAACAAGGGCAAAGGCTCGTCGGTGTGCGCTATCGAAACGCACGGCGGATCCCAAACCATCATGGGGAACAACATCTCCGGGTACATGATCGGAGCGAACCTCACCGGCTGGTCATCCACCATCCGCTGCGAATCGATCGTGTTCAGCGGTAACCCCATCACGAACTGTGCGTTCGGGATCCAGATCTGGTCACGGTATAGCGGCACCATCACGACCGGCGACGCCATGACCAACATCGTGGTTTCCGACAACCCGATCACCATTGACCGTGACGCGTGGCTCCCAATCACCGGCATCTCAGCCACGTCTTGGGGGATCTGCGTTGAAGAAGCATCCACAGCACCAATCACCGGCCTGACCATCTCCGACAACTTCATCAAGTACAAGCCGATCGCGCTGACCCCACCCGCGAACGACGCCAAGAGCGTCGGTATCCGGTTGGTGATGGCCTATGCTGCTGCGGTGTTGAACAACGTCAAGGTGTTGGACAACACGATCATCAATCCGCTCTCGTCCGGGATGCACATCTCAGGCGTCATTAACGGGTTGCAGGTCCGCGGCAACACGGTCAAGAACCCCGGGCAGTCCACACACTCATCCGTGGTGGACGTGTACCGCTCAGCCGGTGTCCTCTCCGGGACACTGAATGATGCGACGTTCGCTGACAACGTCCTCCTTGATGATCGGGCGACGCACTACTGCTCTTACTTCTTCATCGCCTTGTCTGCCATGACCGCAGCAACTAACTTCAATTTCCGGAACAACAACGCCCGGTACACGGACGGTGCTACGCCGCCTACGTCGATCTGGCCCAGCTCCACGGCTGGGTGTGCCCCGTATATCCAGGAAACGCAGAAGGTGTGGGCGGGCGTGTTCCAGCCTTCAATGGCTGGGTCCAATGTCCGTGAGGCCACAACGGGCAGGGTTTACACGCAGGTAGCAACACCGTCCGGGACGACATGGAAACTTGGGGCGTCCGTGGGCATGTCGCTGACCACCACGGCGCCCGCTGCTGGTGCTGCCGCTGCACTGCCGGCGACACCTGACGGGTACGTTGCCGTGTCAATTAACGGTGTTGACCGCCGCCAACCGTACTACACGTAGTAGGATGGCCCGCATGACGACTCTCGTGCAGTTCGGGGCTGACATTGACGGCCCAACAATCACGCTTGGCCCGGATGTTCAGCGTGTGGAGATACGCCCTGATCTGTCCGTGCGGGTTGTTGGGACTGTCCCGAAACTGGCGGGCGCTAAGTTCCCTCGCTGTGTTCTCAGCGAGGCGGACGGCACAGCAACCCTCACGGATGTTTGGGGTCGCCGCCACGAAGTACTGACCGCACGCGCCTACCTGTTAGCAGCCGAACGGCAAGGCATCCCCGTGGAAACAGTCACAACCTAGAACCCCAGCAACAAGCGCCCCACCCTTCACCGGGTGGGGCGCTTTTGTTGTTTAACTAGACTGGTTCGTCGGCTAGTGCTTCGTGGTCGTAGTAGTAGTCCTTGAGGACACGATCAATCTCGCGCTCTGACGGTTCGGGCTGCGGCTCTGGCTGCCTGTCTGTTGTCATGCGGACATCCTAATCGATGACTATCTCTGGCATCTCACCCAGTGCTTTGGCTGCATGTTCGGCGCCCCTAAAATGGGCTTCGGGGAGCAGGTGCGCATAGAGGTCAACTGTCATTTGGATGCTGTTGTGTCCGAGTCTTGCTGAGAGTTCGTACATGGGCATGCCTGCTTGAAGCATGATGGCCGCATGCAAATGTCTGAGTGAGTGGACGGTGACGTTTTTGGCGGATCCTGGCCCGAACCCAGCAGCTTTGCGGGGCTTCTCCCATGCCCGGTTGTAGAAGGCTTGGTGTGTCATGGCCCCGCCCTCTTTCATGCGGAACACGGGCCCACCATCAGCGAGGGCTTTCGCGACGAGTGGCGCTACTGCCCGCGTGGTCGAGGGCGCTAGGGACACACGCCTACGGGACTTCTCGGACTTCGGGTCACCGACGTAGCGGGCGGGATTCTCGTCCCCGCCCAACTTGTGTGCCTTGGTGATGAACACGAGCGGCGGACGTACAACCTTGCCGTCTTTGTCATAGAGAGTCTCAAGGTCAAAGTCCCGCCCCGTCAGTGCGGTCGCTTCACTGAACCGGCACCCCGTCCCTAGCAGCATGGTTAGGAACGGCTGGAAGTGTTTGTCCACGCGGCTGTAGATGGCGTTGTAGTCGTCCATGGTGATGTCATCCCCATCGTCACCCACTCTGCGCTTCTTGGGCATCCTCACGCCGTCACACGGGTTCCTAGGGATGGTTCCTAGCCGAACCTGGGTGAGCATCGCCGCGCTTAGTAGTCCGTGCTTGTTAGCGATGGTCTTCGGCGCTTTGCCGCGGGCCTGCATCCATTTGATCCAAGACACGATGTCAGCGTTCGTGAGGCCGGCGACTTTTAGTGAACCCAAAGGCCCGTTGAAATGGTTACGAAGCGCTTCCCGGTACCGTTTGATCGTGTACGGGGTCACATCAACAAGCTGACCAATGTGGTGCTCTATCGCCTCAGCAACGGTCGGGCCTTCTAGCTCGCCATTCTCGTAAACCTTTTTGGCTTGCACCATCGAGTCGCCGTTAGCTTCAAGCAGCAGCTTCCACCGCTCAGCCTCGGCCATGTCATGGAAGCTCAGAGAACACTGCTTGCCGTCCTCCCGCCACAACAACGAATGGTACAGGCTGCCATCCTTACGGGCGCGCGTACGGATACTAGCCACGGGGCCTGCCTCCTTTATGAATGAGAGGCTTCCCGGCTATGCGGTGATTAACGTAAGCGAAGTATGTGTTGATGCTACGCAGTACCCTCGTCTTGGGGGAGGGAATTTGCATTGCTCTCGCAGCAGCGGTGCGGATGGCATGATCCTCAGGGGCCCAACCCTTCGCCGCGTCCTCTGCTAGAAGCTTGAACTTGCGAGTCATTGCTTGCTTTCCTCGAACGCTTGGTTGATCCAGTCGATAACGTCTTGCTCGCGGTACATGACCCTGCCTCCAATTTTGGCAGAGCGGGGGCCGGTCCCACTGTGACGCATCCACCGGAGTTGCGCCGGTGTTTTCCTCAGCATCTCAGCCACCTCTTGCAAGGTAAGCAGGTTGGGAACACTAGAGGGAGCGCTCACAGTGACCGCTCCCTACGGATCTTTGCCGCAAGCCCGCGCCTGTCTTGGGTGAAGCCGTTGCGGCGCAACACAGCCCCCACAGTATTTACCCGGACCCCGTGGCGCTCAGCAATGGATCGAACAGTCTCGCCTTCATTGGCAGACTTGATAATGTCAGCGTCTCTACTAGCGTTCGCCTCGGCCAGCTTTTGCACCCGAGACTTCGCACCTTTGGTTGCTGCACCGTTGGCATTGGCTTTGGCATTGCCGGATGTACGCATTGCTTCCCAGTCATCTCGGTTTTGCAGCGCGGTCCTGGCTTTGGCTGATCGTTCAGGTGAGCAGATTGATACGCCGTAGGCGGGCAGCCCGGCGAGTTCCCGTAGTTCGGCGGGGCTTATTTCGTGCGCGCGACTAGTGTGTCCGGCTAGTACTTTGTAAGGCCCTGCCCCGCACCATGGGCACATCTGCGCTTCGATAGCGCGGAGGACAATGTGCGGCTCGATCCGCATGACGGATCCGTACGTGCCGGCTGCTAGCTCTGATGGCTGGTGCAGGGAGTTGTGGTCCGCCATGCTTCTTGACCAGCTCTGCCCGTTGCGGCTACCGAAGCTACCCGGCAGCGTGCGGACGTTGGTATCATTGGTCATATCGACTCCTAGAAAGTCGGTCGCACCCCTGGATGTTCACAGCATCGCAGGGGTTTTATTTTTGTGGATCAGTTCAAGTTTAACATCATCTGCGTCAACGGGATAGGCTGCTGCGTCAACAGGGGCGGAAAGTTCCTTGATTTCTAGGGCCAAAACGAGTGGAGCTAAGGGGATTTGAACCCCTGACGGATCGTTGAATCTACTTGATTTCTAAGTATGATACTCGGTCAATCAAGTATCTGATGTGTCAGGAGTGGGCGTTAGTGGTTGACGCCGCCATCACCCGACAACACTCGTTGACGCCGACATCAAGTAGATAGCGAAGCATCATACCTGAATTTCAAGTAGATAGCTGGTAGAATTGGGTAGTAAAAGCCCCCGCGATGTAGTGAGCATCCGGAGGCGTGACCGACTGAGTTGGAGTCGATATGAACTACCCTACCCTCGAAGAAAAGTTCTGGGCAAACGTTCGCAAGGCTGACGGCTGCTGGGAGTGGATGGGCAGCAAGATCAGGGGCCACGGACGCGTCTCAGCACCGCGGACCGTCTACGCTCATCGCTTGTCCTACGAGCTACACAAGGGGCCGATTCCCCAGGGCCTGGAGATCGACCACATGTGCCACAACAGGGCGTGCGTCAACCCAGAACATCTCCGCGCTGTCACTGATAAGCAGAACAACGAGAACCGCGCAGGAGCCAACCCGAACAGTAAGTCAGGCGTCCGGGGAGTGCACTGGCGTCCTGATGTGAAGAAGTGGCAGGTCGTCATCCATGCGGCAGGGAAGAAATACCATGTCGGCTACTTCGTGGATCTAGCGGAAGCCGGAGCGGCGGCGGTCGCTAAACGGAATGAACTGTTTACGCATAACGATGTGGACCGACTGCCGAAAGCTGCCTGATCCGGCTCGCCCATACCGTCAGCACTCTACCGCTGACGGTATGGTTCTGACACCAAAGGCCCCCACCGAAGCGAGGGCCCTTGCGCGTTGTTCAGGCTTCGAGTGAGCCTTGTTCTTCTGCCACTACTTCACCTGCGAGTGTTACCGGCGCTTGCCTGACTCGCAGACTGAGCCAGCTATCGAAGGCCGTAGGGTCTTCCATGCGGAGTAGTTCCGATTCCTTTGCCGCGTCGTAGTCCTCAATGGTCAGCTTCACCTCGCCGCCCAGCTTCCTGACTAGCGCGGCTATTACCAAGTGCTCATCTGTCATGTTGTCCATCCTCATTGCGTATTGGTGTCGGTAACGCTACGAATCAGTAAGCGCCCATTCCTGCTGGTAGTTGGGGTGGTCCGAGTAGACGGCGGCGAGGGCTTTGAGAAGAACTTCGCTGGCAACGATCCAAGCCATATCGTCGTCATTGTCCTCTTGATTCTTTTGGGCGGCTAAGATCGCCCGTTTCGCCGCGCACTCAGCAAGGACGCGGGAGGGGTTGTGGCGCAGAACATGGCGGAACAATTTGCCGCCCCGCCCAGCAAATTCGCTTTGCTCACCCCACGGGTTGTCAGCCTCGGTTGGGTAGTCCTCATCTGGCACGTAAGCCGCAGCCCTAGCCGCCGCTTCGTCCTCGGCGATCCTGGCTTCCAGAAACTCAGTGATGGTCATGGCTTCCTATTCTCGTCCGTCGAGTGCGTGGTGTGTGATGAGCCAGCCGTTGGAACCGTCCTCACGGAACACAGCCTCAATGTCGGGGCCACAGATGCATCCCTGCCCAAGGTCGGAATGCCTGACCAGATCGTTGCGCGGCAGAACATGCGCGGTGGTCACGTGCCGCTCCTGTAGGGGTTGCCCGGTGATCCTGTTTCAGTCCAGCATCCGGCGCTCATGAAGTCCGCCCCTTCGTCCCAGGCTTGCGCGGCGATGAACGGGACGGCAGCTTCAAGTGCCGTGTAGGCGATCTGGTATGCGCTCCGGTTAGCGTCCACGGCTTCCAGAACCTTCCCCACCGCCGCTTCTACCGCCTCGTCACTGATCACAGTGTGCTCCTGTAAGGGTTGCGCTCGCGGCTAGTGGGCAGGTTTCTTTCGTCGTAGTTCCTCATATGCGCAGGGCCCGCTTCGATAAATCCCTCATCCCAGCCGCGGGCCAGAAGGAAAGGCGCTGCTGCTAGAACGGCCATTTTCGCTTGCTCGTCAAAGTAGATGACGCCGGTGTCGAATGCATCGCGCAGGGCCTGAGTCGCTGCTTCTACTGCTTCGTCGGGCACACTCATGCTTTCCCCTTTAGTCATCGTGTTCCTCGCAGTCGCGGCAGTCGTTCTCGCAATTGTCGCCCTGCCCGTCATGGTGGGTGCAGTTCTCACAAGCACTACAAGGCGGGAAAAGGAAGCATGTGCATTCGTGACACTCGGCGCTCATGTTTCCTCCCGCAACGCCGCAACAACAGCACGGGCTTGGTCACGGAACTTCTCCTTGATCAAGCTGAACTCGTGGTAGCCCTCCCAGTAATCGAGGCCGAGGTTATTGGCCGCACAAAGCAGTTTCGCCGCTCGTTCTATCGCGGCCTCACTGAAGGTGATCGCGTCAGCGGCGGCGAGTGCTCGGCGGGCGTCAGCTAGCGACTCTCGCTGTACCCGGTCGCGTGCCGCTGTCGGGCTTTCTCCGTGCGCCGCGAACGTCCACACCTGAGGACCCCATACACGCGGGGACATTGCGCGGGCGGCGGCTTCCACACGTGCGCTCATGCTGTCCCTGCTTCCCGGTACACCGTTTGAAGATGCTTGCCGTAGTGCTCGTCGACGTAATGGGCTTCCATGGCGTCGTGATTGGCTTGCGGGTCGATGCCGGTCACCTTGTGGTCGCACCAGCGCTGGAAGAAGCAATGAACCGTGAACGTATCGAACAAGGTCTCACTCATGCCGTGTCACCACCCAACGCCTGGGTGAGGGCGGTGAAGATCGCCCGGCTGGAATCGCGGTATACGGCGCGGGCCAGTGGTTCCAGCTTGGGATCAGTAGACATTTCGAATAGATCCCGTCGCGCCTTCTCCACCGCTTCCACTGCTGCGATGAGCTTGGCCTGATCCGTGGGGGCGTTCACTATAAGGCGGGCGTCAGCGATGCTGCCAACCGCTTTGAACGTCTTCCCCAAAGCATCAGTCCACGGTCCGGGTGTGGCTGCGGCGAGTCGGTCTTTCAGGGGCTGCAACAAGGACGGGATGGTGGTCATTTGGTGTCCTTGAAGTGGCGGCGAAGGTAGTCGATACCTGCCGTGGTGTGCCCGTCGCGTTCCCAGTAGTCGAGCTGCTTGAACAGCTCCCGGATCCGGCCCAACGGACTATCACCCTTGACATTCTTCGGCGGCTTGGCGTATCCGAGTTCGCGGAGGTGTTCAGCGATGTGGATTGCGTAATCAGCTTCGGTTGGGAAGTCGGCCCGCAACAGATCAGGGTCGATGCTTGCGTTGTCGGCGCGGAAGATGTCCCATGCCAGCGTGTCAGCCCCGGCTGTCATTTCAATGGGGTCTGCGCCGCTCATGCGTACCACACGCTGTTCATGCGTACCCAGCCTTCGTAGCAGCCGGACATTTCTTCACGCGCCGTGCATGCGTACCGGTAGCACCATCGTGACCCGTTCATGGCGGTGTAGCAGGACGTGTACATGGCGGCTTCGGCAGGTTGCGCTGGGGCTAACGGTGTTGCGGGGAGGGCCGCACCACCGACCGCTAACAGGCCGGCGACCCCGACCGTGACTAGCATGGATTTCAGGCGGGATTTAGCCCGCGTAGTTTGTGTGCTCATTAACCTAGAATACCCCCTACCTACTTGATTTGTAAGTAGATAGGAGGCATTTTCAAGTAGGTTCTGGGTGTTTCTACTTAGGCGGCGAGCATAGCGGACATGCGCATACCTGACGGGTGGCCTGAGTAGCGGGCCTGAATCACAGGACACAACCGACAGCTAAGGCAGCCCGCAATAACGGCCTGCTCATCCGTCAACGTCGCGGCCCGATCCATGAGTACCTGCTTAGTCACCCCCAAATCGCGAGCAACCATCCCAAGGTTCTTCCCGTTCTTACAAACACCAACAACCTTATCCAACGGCAGGAGTCTCTTAGCAGTCTCGTACCGGACAGCCATCTCCACCGCCTCAGACTGCAACGTACTATGCCCGTACTCAATATGTGTTAGCTCATGCTCGATAGCGCACCGAGTCTGAATCTCATCCAGGCGATCATCAACCCAAATATCCACACCATTAGTACGCGCAGGCACATCATCAGGCATACGCACCCTGAAAACCAAAGCCACCAGCCAGCCCCCCATAACCTCACACCCCGACCCCAACGGCCAACGACTGGATTAAGGATAAGGGTGAGGGTCTGACACTTTAGCCAACAACAAAAGCTACCGACCAGTACGAAAACTAGTTAGCGCTAGGCCCAAAAGCACTAATGTCATCATCCCCATCATCATCCAAATGCTCAGGCTTATGACCCATCGCAGCCAAACCAAGCATCTCTTGGGAGAGAACATGCTGACCCTGGACGTTCAAACCGTCAAGAATAACCGACAAGCGCCGGATAACCTCCTGCAAGAGCTGCCCTGTTGGGATCTGAGCCATCGGATCAGCGGTGGGCGAATCATACTGGTCCACATCTTCCATCTGGATAGTTGAAGCAGCCCGGTTTTCATCACTCAACAATTCACCAATGATGCCCGACCTCCAGCCAAGCGCCTTCTCTAGCCTGGTCTGGGTTAGTTCACGAGGCGCGAACTTGCCAAACTCGAAGTCGCGGATAGTGGCATCGGAGCGGATACCAGAGTGCTCTACGAGTGCGGCTCGACTGAAGCCCATCTCCTCGCGCCGGCGTCGGGCCAAAGAGCCTAGGCGACGAAGGATCGCTTCGTGCCCATAGTCGCGGCCATCCTGCTTATCCATGTCGTCCTCTAATCCTAAAAGTGTGCTCATAACTCCAATGTCCCCCTGCTGGTGTTGGTTCTCAATACTTGCTGGTACTCCATTGCGGAGCCTGTAGATACCTGCTGGTACTCGTTCTGCTCATCCAAGTACCTGCATCTACTGGACCTAGACTCACAAAAGTTTCTAGGTATTTGCAACGGTCGCCCGGAGTAGCTTAAGCCCGGAACCTTGGTATTGCGCGGTCAAATGGGCATCGAAGATACTTTCGAGCGACACCCCTACTTCCCTTAATTGGCGCGGAACCTTCAGGCCAATACCTAGAAATACCTAGCGAGGGGTTGCGCAAATACCTACCAATACCTAGACTTACTTCATGAGCCAAGCAGAATGGGGTATCCGGGAGGCCCCCAAGAACATCGACCCGGAAGACTATCGAGTAGGACGAACCCTCGCAGCACTCATGTTCCGCACGGAACAAACGCCCGAGGGATACATGAACCGCCGACCGATCACCCAGGAAGAACTGGCAAGGGGCGCGAACGTCAGCCCCGGACTCATCTCTCAGATTTGCACCGGACGTAAGCACCTAAGCAACGCCGTCCTGTTCCGCATTGCAGGGTTCCTCCAAGTAGAACCAATCGTCATCAAGCGCCCGGACCCAGAGATGCGCCAGCAGCGCCTCCCGATGGCCGGCGCCGAGCTAGTCGGTGCAGCATGAGCGTCCACGTGTTTCAGGAACGTCTTCTCTGGGCGAAGGTCAACAAGACTGACACGTGCTGGGAATGGACTGCCAGTAAGAACTCAAATGGATACGGCAAGTTCGTTGTATTCACCGATGGCAAGCATCGTTCAATGCTCGCCCACCGCGTCACTTACCAGATGCTTGTGGGCGAGATACCAGAAGGCGCGTCGATCGATCACATCTGTCATAACCCCAGCTGCGTAAACCCTGACCATCTGCGGCCAGCCTCCGCGAAGCAGAACCTGGAGAACCGAAGGTCCGCGAACAGCAACTCTGTCTCCGGAGTGCGTGGAGTCTCGTGGTCCAAGCGCAGCAGGAAGTGGCGGACAACTGTGATGCATCACGGGCGCCAGCATTCCGCCGGGAACCACGACGATCTTTCAGAGGCTGAAGCCGCGGTTATTGAACTTCGCAATCGCCTCCATACATACAACGACGTTGACCGGCACTGAACACCATGCTGCTCTACACACTCGAAGACCTCGCAGCCTTGTTCAAAGTCAGCCGGTCAACGATCTACCGAAGACGAAAACAAGACAACTGGCCCCATTTGCAGATCGGGTCAGAGTTCCGGTTCACACCCGAAGACGTAGAGAAAATCATTGCCCTCTACCGCAAAGAAACCCCTGCCAAAGAAACCCGGTCACGCCCCAACGTCGGCACTAAAGCGAAACGGAGAAACCAATGAAAACCCTCACAGCCCCGGCAGCCCGACCCGAACCAGGCGAAGTGATGCGCGAATACTTCCAACTCGGGAAACGCCAAGGCCGACACGTCAACCTGCCGTCCTTCCTCAAGTTCGGTAACGAGTTCGCCACGTACGTCGAACTGGGTCGGCACATCACGGCAGGACAAGGACGTCACCGTGAATCCCCTTACAACTCTGCGTACAACGTCGTGGAAGACGGACGGCGTGACCAACTCAAAGCAGAACGACTCGCACGGAGGACTGCGGCATGATCTGGTACCCCATCACCCCGGCAACCGCGTTCCCCAACCACCCCGAATGGCCCGTCTACGAAGCACCCGCCCGCTGGTACATCCAACAAGGCGAAGGCTTCGACAAACGCCACACCACCAGCACCGAGCAGGTAGCGGCATGACCAGCGAGATCCGCCAAATGCAGGAAGACCTCGCCGTCCTTGAACAAGAACTAGCCCGAATCGAGAACGCACGATGACCCGCAACAACTACCGACAGGAAAACCAATGAGCCACCTCCCCGGCAACCCGCACTTTGATGAGGGCGACTACTACAACGGCAGCGAGAACTACAACCTCGCGCAAGCGACCATGGCCCTCGCATACGAGCAGCGGACCGCCAACCTCATCGCCCTGTGGATAGATCCGAACGCGAACGAGTCGCCCCTGAATGGCCTCGACTATGGAGGAATCGCACAGCAGATCAAGGAAAGGCTGGGCCTCGCATGACCCGCCGTGAGCCGCGTGACTTCTTCTACTACACAGACCGGGAAGCCGCCGAAGAACACCAACAAACCCGCTACGAAAACGACGCCGATTCTAGGCGCAAAGGAGAAGACCAATGAGCGACCGACTCCGCAACCAGGAACTCACAACCCGCCCACGCGTCACCATCACAGAGAAACGACTCCCCTACACCGGGCTCCTATACAAGGTCGAAGCAATCAGCGTCCTCGACGGCGCAAAGCTTGAAAAGGTAGGCAACCTTCCCGAATGCCTGTACTGGGGCACCGTGTGGGCCAAGCGAAACGAAACCTTCGAGAGCCTCAAGGTCGCGGCATGATCGCCCTCATCGTCGCCGGTTGTGTCATGGCGGGCGTGTTCATCCGCTGGGCGGTAGTAGAGGACCGCAAACCATGACCGTCCAAACAGGCATCGAACTAGACGTTGACATCGCAGCCATGGTTGGCGAATTGGAAGCCCCACCCTGCGAATCAGCCAACCACGCAGACCCGAAATACCTCCACCACGAAGGCCAAGCAACCCACTACGTCCAGTCCTTCCACCCCTGCGCAGGCCCTGTAGGGATGATCACCGCACGATGCACCCCAGCCGCCAACGCCATCAAATCCGCAGCCCAAGAACTCGCCAAATGCGAACAGTGCGGCGACATGGGCCCGCTCTCCAAATTCATCATCGTCCTAGGACCAATCCAATGACCTTCAACCCAGCCCCGAACCATGAGCGTTGCACGGCCACCCGCGAATACGTTGGCCCGTTCCCCGTAACAACCACACACCACCACCCCACCTGCACCAACCCAACCACCGACAAAGAAACGAGAACCCGATGAGCCGCCACCTGGAACTAGTCCCCTCCAACGACCTCGTAAACGGGGCGTCAGTATTCAACCGCGACATGCTACTCAGCAACACCACGACCACCGAACACGAACGACGAGCCGCAGCAAAATACCTCGCCAAAAACGCACCCGATTTGCGGCAAATGATCCTCGGGAACATCGCATGAACGGCACGAAGACAAGCCCAGAAGATTTGGCTGAGGATCAAAGCATGGTCGCCACCCTCAGGGCGAACGGGCTGACTGAGTACGAGGCTTGCATGTTTGTGGGGCTTATTAGGCAGGTGGCGGCATGAACGAGACGCAGAAGATCGCCCTGACCATCCACCAGCGCCACTGCATCGAACGCGTACACAACGAAAGCTGCATGTTCTGGATCGAAGACCACGAGTCAGCCCAAGCCCTTGTGAACGCGGGCGTGACATTCAGCAAGCCCACGCAATGACCCCCGCCGAGTACTACGCCGAAGAGCACCGCAACCTACTCTCCGCAGCAACCCTCGCAGCCACAGTCCGCAAACAACACAACCCCGACTGCACCTGCCACGAAGACCAAGCCATCACCCAAACCATCCCCGCGGAGGAAATGGAATGACTGCCACAATCACCGAACCAGGGATCTACGACGGCATCAGCAACGCCGACTACCACGCACACCCAGCCCTCGGATCCACATCCCTCAAAACCCTCGCCACCCGCACGCCAGCCCACTACCAATGGGACAAGACACACCCGAAACACTCTGACGCGTTCACCATCGGAACCGCAGCCCACTCGGTCATCCTGGAAGACGATCTTTCAGGCATCGTCACAGTAGACGCCGACAATTGGCTGACGAAAGCAGCGAAGGAAGCGAAAGTTGCCGTCCTTGCTGATGGAAGGCAGCCGCTACTCCGCAAAGAATTCCTTCAAGTCATGGAGATGCGGGACGCAGTAATGGACCACCCAGTAGCCCGCGAACTGTTCACCGGCCACCGCGCCGAAGCCTCAGTGTTCTGGGAAGAAGACGGCCTTGCACTGAAAGCCCGCCCTGACGCATGGAAGCCCGGACAACTCGTTGACCTCAAAACCACCATCAACGCAGACCCCCGCGAATTCGGTAAGACCGCTTACAACTTCGGCTACCACCAATCAAACGCCCACTACATCGACGGCGTCAAAGCAGCGACAGGCGAAACCCTCCCATTCACGTTCGTCCTAGTCGAGAAGACCGCACCCTACCTAGTCTCCGTGGTCACCCTCGACTGGGAAGCAATCGAACTGGGACGCGCACTTAACGACCGCGCCAAACGCATCTACAAAGAGTGCACCGAAACCGGCAACTGGCCCGGATACCCGGCATCGGAACCCATCGAACTCCCAACATTCGCCGTCTACCAAACCGAAGACCTGCTAGGCCTCAACGACCAGGAGATGAACTTTTGAAAATCACCGCAGAACCCCGCTCAGACCAATGGAACGCCGATGACTTCCTGAGCGGCCCCCGAACGTTCACTATCGCCGGCGCCAAGGATGGCACCGCGGAACAGAAGTACGACATCAAGCTAGAAGGTGAAGCACGCTCATGGCGTCCACCACTAACCATGATCCGGGTTCTGATGAAGGCTTGGGGTGACGAGTCAGACGTTTGGGTTGGGCGGCGAGTCACACTCTTCCAAGACCCAACAGTGAAGTTTGGCAGGGACGTACTCGGTGGTATCCGGATCTCCCACCTCTCCCACATCGACGGCGTGCTGAACGTCAAGGTCACCACCACCCGTGGCAAGCGTGAGACTGTCACCGTACAGCCACTCACCGAAGCACCCAAGCGTGACTTCCTGGCCGAGGCTGAGTTGGCAGGCGGTGACGTTGACTCGCTCCGTGCCCTCTACGGCGCAGCGCAACAAGCCCACGCCTCCACCGAAGTCCTCGAAGGCATCCGCGCAATGGCAACCCCCAATGAAGCGCCCGCCTCGTAAAACCTACCCACGGTGCGCCTGCTCCAAAGTCGCCTGTGACGGCATAGACGAAGCCCGCGCAACCCACGCCGAAATATGGGCAGCACGCGGCGGACAAACCGAAGTCCGATTCTACACCTGCCCGCACGGCTCATGGCACTGGACAAGAGCACTAGACCCCATGCCCTACCAACAGAAAGCAGCAGCTTGAAAACCCGCACCATCACGATCTACACACAACCGAACTGCCAACCGTGCAAGGCAACAAAACGGTGGCTTGACAAACGAGACATCCGGTTCCAGGAAACCGATGTCACCAAACCAGAAAACGCCAAGGACGCAGAAGCCATCCGCGCACTCGGATTCAAAGAAGCACCCGTAGTCATCGTCTCAACCGGCGACCCAGAAACCGACCTCATGTGGTCCGGATTCATACCCGACAACCTCACCAAATACGCACACTCAACGGAAGCAGCCTAACCAAATGGCGAACGTATCAACTACCGCAAACATCGGAACCTACCACGGACTCAAGTTCGGGCAAGACGGGAAGCCGCGCATCAGCTTCTCAGCCGCCGAAACCGCACGCATCAAAGACCAGTCCGGCCAATGGGTAGACGGCGGAACAACATGGTTCAACGTCACGCTCTTCGGAGGCGCATCCGAAGCCCTGGACCAGCAGATCGCAGGGCAGGGCGGCAAGGGCAAAGTCACCTTCTCGGGCCGCATGAGCACCCGCGAGTACGAACACAACGGCGCCAAGCGGGAATCGCTGGATGTTGTTGCTGAACATGTTGGCCTTGTCCCGCGCAATCAGCCCGCGAACGGCGGGAACCAGCAGCAGCCCGCACGCACACAGCCCGCCTCGCAGCAAGATCCCTGGGGCCCTCCCGCAACACAAGACGCAGGCGGATGGGGCAATGGACCAACCGCAGGCCCGGCCTTCTAACCCAACCAGCTAAGGGAGTGAACGCATGAGCCTCAAAGACACCATGGCCGACAACCTCGCCAACATCCGCCAATGGCACGAACGCAACCACCACAGCGCTACGTGGGCTACATGCGTTCACTCCCCCTGCAACGTCACCACAACCACCTTCCGCAACAACTGGGACCAACCATGAGCATCCTCGCAAGAACCCGACCCTACCCAACCCGCGTACCAAACACCTACATCTGCAAACGCTGCGGCATCCAACGAACAACACACGCAAAAAACAAACCCGCCCACTGCATCGACTGCCGCCCATACACACGAGGAGGCAAGCAGTGAGCGCATACGTACGCGGCGCCGCAACCACCGCAAAAGCCGCACGCCAAGCAGTCGAACGAGAACGCGCAGAAGTTGAACAACTCTACGCAGAAGGCCGCAAGCTAGCCCAAACAGCCAAGCAACTACGACAGCGCAACGCTAACCTCGAAGCCCGCATAGCCGAAGAACGCGAACGCCTCGAAGACAAACGCGCCACCCTCAACACCACACTCCTAGACCTCCAAGCAGCACAACAAGAAGCTGACAACGCCATACGGGAAGCCGAAGCGAACGCCACCACAATCCGCGAACTCGCCTACGACCAAGCCCGTGCGATCACGGAACGCGCCTACCGCCACGGATATGACAAAGGCCAAGATCGGGCCCGAGCTCAACACGCCGTCCTCCGCAAATACACGCCAAAACCAGATGGCAGACGTCCAGGCGTAACCAACAGGCGCACCCCCGTAGCCGAAGCCGCCCAACACGACCGCCAAAAAAGGAAAGCAGCATGAAAACGGTGCGCTACTTCTCGATGTTCTCCGGCATCGGCGGGTTCGAGTTAGGCATTGAGCAAGCCGCCAAAGATCTGGGCATAGAAGCTGAATGCGTCGGCTACTCCGAGATAGACAAGCACGCAATCGCAACCTACCAGGAGCACTTCAACCATGACAACTACGGTGACGCAACAACCATCAACCCCGATGCCCTTCCAGTCTTCGATCTTCTCGTTGGTGGATTTCCCTGCCAAGCATTCAGCATCGGAGGAAAACGGCTCGGCTTCGAAGACACCCGCGGAACACTATTCTTCGACATCGCTAGAATCCTCTCCACCCGCCTCCCCCGACACTTCATCCTCGAAAACGTCAAAGGGCTCCTCAGCCACAAGGGGGGGCAGACTTTCCGAACCATCCTCCGAACCCTTGATGAACTGGGGTATGACGTCCAGTGGCAGGTACTCAACAGCAAGGATTACGGCGTCCCCCAGTCAAGAGAACGCGTGTACATTGTCGGAAATCTTGGAGGAACGCCCCGACCCCAAGTATTTCCTGCCCCACGACAGAGCAACCCGTATACAACAGTCGGCCTCACAACAGAAACCGCAGTTGCTCGAACACTCACCGCAGGCGGAAACAGCGGAGGCAACCACAGCGGCATGACCATCCTGGAACTAACCGGGGCTCGGAGCCAGTCACAGAGGCTTTACGACCCCGCCGGCCTGTCTCCGACCATCTCAACCGGAGGTGCGACAACGGGCGGGGCAGAAGTTCCAAAGATCCAAGTCGGCTCGACCATCCGACGCCTCACCCCTACCGAGTTCGAGCGACTCCAAGGCTTCCCAGATGCCTGGACTATCGGCAGCGACACACAGCGGTATAAGGGATGCGGAAACGCTGTGAGCGTGCCAGTGGTTCGCTATGTGGCAACAAGGACCCTCGCATGACAGTCGCCTCTGATCAGCAGCGCCGGCAGGATCGTAAGGACGCGGACCTGGCTCGCAAACAAACCATGCGGGAACAACGCGAACGCGACAAGAAAGGTAAGGCCACGTGAGCGATGAGCGGCTGTTCTTCAAGCTCCACAACGGATTCCCCGAACACCCCAAAACCATCGAACTAAGCGACAAAGCATTCCGTCAACTGGTGGAAGCGTGGTGCTACTGTTCCAGGAATTTGAACGATGGTTTCCTCACTAAAGCGCAGTTCGTTCGTTTTTTTTCGCCGAAAAGTCGTGGCGAACTTGTTGCAGTCGGGTTCATCCGTGAAGAAGAAAACCAGTACGTAATGCACGACTACTTGGAGCACCAACAAAGTGCCCAACAGGTCGCTGACCTGCGGGAACGTCGCAGAACAGCCGGCGCTAAGGGTGGCAAAGCGAAAGCAAATGGTCTAGCAAGTGCTAAGCAAATGCCAGAGCAAACACCTAGCAAACCTCTACCAGATACAGATACAGATCTAGATACAGATCCAACACCACCTAAAGGTGGTGTGACGCCCCGCAAGCGGGCCACCCGAATCCGTGAGGATTTTCAGGTCACAGATGCCATGAAGGAATGGGCCGCTACGAAGGCCCCGAACGCTGATGTTGGTTTGGAGACTGAGAAGTTCATCAACTACTGGGTGGCTAGGTCTGGGAAGGAAGCTACGAAGCTGGATTGGGTTGCTACGTGGCGGAATTGGATGTTGAACGCCAGACCATCCCAGGGGCAGAGGCAGGATCACAGCAGCCGGGGTATTGCGAAGGGTATGGCGCTTTTGCAGGAGTGGGACGCGCAACAGCAGCAGGAACAATCAACGTTTGAGTTGGAGGCTTAGGTGGATCAGCGGGAGACGATTGCGATGTTGACTTGGATTAATCAGGTTGATGCGCGTGTGCATTTGAATCAGGCGGCTGCGGAGACGTGGGCGTATGCGTTACGGTCTGTTGATTCGGCTGTGGCTAAGCAGGCGGTGTTGGAGCATTACAAGGCGCACGAGAACATTGCTGCGACACCGGGGGCGATCTCGAAGCGGGCGGCGAATATTCGGACTTCGCGTGAGGCTGGGCAGTATGCCGTGGATAAGGCCCGCGAAATTGAGGCCACCACGTTGAGGCGCCCGAAGACCGAAGCTGATTACCGGCGTAAGATCCGGGAAACCCCTGAGTTCATGGCGTTGTTCGAGCAGGGCCGGCGTGAGGGCAACGCTATGCGGGCTGCTGCAACCAGGGCGCGTGAAGGCGACCAAGACCAGGAATGGGACGCGGCATGAGCGAGCTACTGTCAGTCTGGGTCGAATCACCAACAGCCTGGATCAACTCAAACCAGCGCCTACACCGGATGGCAAAAGCTAAACTCACGGCAGCGTGGCGGGAAGCAGCAGCCGCGTCGGTCCCGGCAGGTCTCATCACGTTTGACCGGCCTGTGCGTGTGGTCGCGAACATTTGGAAACCACGCCGCGGCAGGTACGACCCGAACAACCTCCACCCGACAACGAAGGCCTGCGTGGATGGTTTCGTTGACGCTGGCTTGTTCGTGGATGATGACTGGTTGCATGTGGTTGGCCCTGATCATCGGCATGGTGGCGTGGGTGATCCGGGCATTATTTTTTTCTTTACCGATCTACTTGAAAATCGTCCATCATACTTGAAAATCAAGTAGAATGGATACTAATCGGCCCGGTAGTTGAGCATCCCGGACCCCGAGCATCTAAGAAGCCCACCATGAGCGCAACAACCCTACGAGAACTCGCCAGCATCGTAGACGGCCTGGACGAAGACCACCACGACTACCGGGAAGTCCGGGCCGCGAAACGCCTGATCCACGACCTACTCAAAGACGCAGAGGACCACACATGATTGGCTTCCACATCAAATCTCCCCTCGATGGGATTGTTCACTACAAGTTTCCAGATGAGGATTGGCGCGTATCTGTCACTCAATTTGGTGGTGGGAAAGCTAAGTACGGCAATCGTCACGCGCATGCCATCTTCAGCGCTGATGCCCAGGGCTTCATTAATCATCCTGGCGACATTGCGATATTCGCCCAACTGCATATGGCACTCCCTGCCGGACAGGAGAAGTTCACGTTGGACGCCGAACAAGTTCAGGCCCTCATCAGGGAACTCAAACTCACCGCACACACCATCGCAAAAGACCAGGAGCAGGGAATATGAGCATCATCCACAGCTCGGCGCCAGCAAGGATCGAGAAGCCCTCAACATTCGTTCCTCCAGCACCAGAGGTCAAGGCGGCTATGCGAGCTCACGTTGCCAAGGTTGTAAGTGAGCGCAACGAGGCAGGACTCTACGCTGACGGAAGGATCGCGGACATGGCTAAGTATGCAAAGTACATCGCGGGCGGAGGCAAGCTGTGAGCGCAGGGCTGGCGGACATGGTTTTGGAACTACACGCAAAGGGCGCCATGCCATACACGCTCACACAGCGCTGTACCGAATGCGGCCAGGTCTACCCGTGCCGCACGGTCCTGGCGCTGAATGAGGCGACTCATTCATGACCGAGGAAAGCGTCTTTGAAAAGCCTGTCGAGTGGTCAATCTGGCCACCTCCGACCACTAGCCGAGAACATCGCCGGGCCTGCGCGAAGCGGCGGCATGAGGGCATGATCAAGGCTGGCTACTGCGCATTATGCGGCACGCTAGTTGGACAGCCATGAAACCTGCCCAGCCTCCTGTCCCGCCGCATTTGGCCCGGAAGCTCGCCAACCTCGCCCACACCAACCCCCAACTGTTCGCCCAACTCACCGGAGGAAAGAAACCATGAGCCAAGCCGCCGAGCGCATACGCTCCCAGCTTCGCTACGCGGACCACTACCGTCAGCAGGCCCGCGCAGCGGACAGCCTCGGAGGGCTGCTCGAACACGTCACTCCGGGCACCATCCACGATGTTGTGGTCAAGGGCCCTCGCTGGTTTCGACGTCACAGAGATCGCACTGAAGAAGCAGTGGAAATCGTTCTGTCTGACGACGAGCGCCGGGAGTTCGCCCAGTGGTGCAAGGAACGCGCGGCTAAGCTCCGGAAGCAGGCCGACGAGGCAGAAGTGCGACTGACCGATGTGTGATGCGTCCCGGCAGCTTGCCCGCGCCCGTCACCTACTCGACCTCATGCGCGGCAACGGCGTATACGACATCCCCCAACTCGCCCAAGCCCTCACCCAACCAGAATGCCAACACCAGGACAGGAGCGAGGCGTGAGCTTTGTGCACACGGAAGAGGGCCGAATAGCAACTGACACACTCAATGTCCTGCGGAAGATCCTCGCTGAACTCGAAAAGCTGAACCAGCCAGAATGCCAACACCAAACCAGGAGCGAATGAATGGCTAACGACCAGTTCCAGATGGAGCTAGGCAAAGCGCTTGCTGACCGCATGGGCCTGAATCATGAAACCACCTTGGAAGGCTGGGAAGCCGAGCAGTCAGGAAAGTTGGTAGCCGTGAAGATGACATCCTTCAAACTATTCACTGAGGCTGAATATGCGGAACTGGCCGAGGTTGCAAGCAAGCGAATCCTGAAAGGCTCCGAAGTGGGAGATGGAAGGAAGCCGCGTTGAGTTGCAAGTGCGGGAACGTGACCACGGATGGTATCTGGTTGTGCACGCCGTGTGGTGACGCGTTTGAGGTGCGGTTGGGTGAGGTCGCTGGTGTGGTGGCTGAGGTTGAGCAGGTCATCCCACGGCTGACGTTGACCGCTACGTATGGTGAGCGCATGGGCGGCAGTAAAGCCCTTCACGCGCCCGCACCTGTCAGTGTGGATGCCGTGTCGAGCCTGGACGAGTTGCAACGGTTCCTACTCAACACTGCACTCCGGATTGCTAGTCAGAGTAACCCGTTGCATGGGCACGGATCCGGTGACATTGCAGACTACCTCGCCGGGAACATGCGCCGGATCAAGACACTCTCCAACGCGCACGACCTACAAGTGCAGCTCAACAAACTACTCAACACCTGCGAAAACGTAGTCCGCGTAATTGAACAGCGCGTGTTTGCCGGTCGGTGCGCCGAATGCGAAACCGACCTCTACGCGGTCAAAGGCCAACCCGAAGCACGCTGCTCGACTTGCGGCACCACATACGAAGTCCTCAAATGGCGGGCCCACGCAAAAACCGCACTCAACTACTACATCGGCACACCAGCAGAACTATCCCGCGCACTCGCAGCACCCGAATACGGAATCAACATCACCGTAGACCGCATCTGGCGATGGGGAAACCGCAACAAACTCGAACGAGCCAACGACCAACACGACCCACAAGGCCAACCGCTAAAACCCAAATACCGGCTATCAGACGTACTCGACCTCCACCACAAAGCCAAGAAAAAACCAATCGACGGGACAGCAGCATGAGCGCCGATGTTGTTAATCACCCGCGGCATTACACCGGACACCCCAGCGGCATTGAGTGTATCCAGATAACTGAGCATATGGGGTTCAACCTCGGCAACGCGCTCAAATACATCTGGCGGTGTGATCTGAAAGCTGACGCCATCGAAGACTTGGAGAAGGCGAAGTGGTATATCGAACGTGAGATAGCTAAGCGTCGAAACCAACCTACTTGAAAATTAAGTAGAAACACCTTGCAATCAAGTAGGTTGTCGAGTATTCTGTGAATAGTGGATCAATAGCTTCTCCGGTAGCTAGGAAGTCCGCACCACCGCAAGGCCCGAATGGAACTCCGCGTCGAACATGCGGAGACTGCGTCGAAAAGCAGGCTTCCAGTCGGGCCTTTTGCGTACCCACGCACGGGAGGCCCCACCATGGCTGCTGATCTGGACAAACCCACCCTCAACGCATCCCACCGGTGTGACGCGTGCGGCAGTCGAGCGTATGTGCGGGTCAACATCGAAACTGGGATCAACGAAGCCGGCTACGTCGACAATGGTGAACTGTTCTGGTGTCGTCATCACGCCAATGAGCACATGCCCGTGATCAAAGCCCGCTGCAACGTCCTTCACCTGTTGGACGAAACCCGGTTCCTCACCGAACACATCAAAGATGACCACTGGGTTGAGGGTCAAGCAGCTAAGAAACCAGGAACATGACCTACAAGCACACGCCGAGTCTCCGCACCATAGCCGAGAACGCCGACGCCGAACTTCTCACCGGCTGCTACACCACACTCAACGCCGCGCTCGACGGCCTACAAACCCAACCAGCAAGGTCCGCGATCATCCGCGCACTCCAAAACATCAACGGCGCCCGAAAAAACATCGGACCCGCATAACAAACCACACCATAGGAGCAGATATGGCCCGCACGTTCGGATACAAAGACGTTCACAACTGGAAAGTAGTGAACAACGCTGGCAAAACCTTCCGCGACAACGAAGGCAAGCCGCTCAATCACTTCGACGGTTACCGCACCGCCAACGCCGCAGCAACCAAGCTCGGCGGAACGGCGGTACGTGTCTAATGGCGACGCAAGTAGAAATAGTCAACCCCAAACTTGAATGGCACGAAACCCTAGGCCTCGTGTTTTCCGCGCTCATCGGCCTCGCCGTGCGTGTTCTGATCATCTGGTGGGCCATCGCGTCATGGGCGCCTGAACTTGGGCTCACATACTGGCAACTCTTCCTTCCCGTGGTAGCCCTCCGCGAACTCATCCTTCCCGGCTCGATCAGGCGCACAGCCAAATAGATTTCCTGCACATGGTTAAGCGTGGCGACGTACCCCCTGGTTTCCGCCAACGTCAAGCCCGACCCGCTGCTCATCGGTGATGGGCTGCCATGTGCAGGAACAAACTTGATTGGCCTAGGTCTAGGTAAGAACTGCACATAGGAAAGAACCAGCTTGGGTACGGTGCAGCCGCCAATCAGTAAACTTCCCGGCCAGACCATTAGGTGCTGAGGGAAGATCACCTGCCCTCCCCGGGCTCATGTAACGATCCTGGGGCTCGGGCACGGGCTGAACGAATACGCGGCTTAATCGCAGGCGTGCAGGAGTTCAGCAGGTTCGATTCCTGCCAGCCCACTCGCATCGTCTTGGTGTAGTGGTAGCCCATCGGTCTCCAAAACCGAAAGCGCGGGTTCGATTCCCGCAGACTTTGCCAAAACGTACCCGAAACGTATAGCTCCCACGGGAGAGCATCAGCCGGGAACGCAACACCGGAACTTACAGACCAAGTTCACCGGAAGCACCAAAGAACGGTCACCTTTACAACCCATGAGCAAGGGGCAAAGAGCATGAGCAGAGCCAAAGGCTGCATAATCAGCCGAGTCATGAACGAAGGCGACCAAGCCGACCGCGAAGCACTCCAAACCCTGCTCAACTCCGACGCAACAAACATCGGCGTCGCACGCACACTCACCGACGCGGGCGTTCCACTATCGGAACACGCGATACGCAGGCACCGGAAATCTGACTGCTCATGCGGGTGGCTCTAAATGGGTGCCCTCGCGAAACGGTTAGCGCCGAAGATCGCACCCTCCGCTGCCAAGCAGGTCCGGATCCTCACGCTTGATATTGAGAACGCCCCGAACCTCGCCCACGTGTGGGGTCTGTTCAATCAGAACATCAGCCTCTCCCAGTTGCAGGAAACCGCGACCGTCATATCCGTAGCCGCGAAATGGTACAGCGACAAAGAAGTTCTGTTCTTTAGCGACCACCACGACGGTCACGCCGAGATGATCACTAAGATCCACGCGCTCGTCTCCGAAGCTGACCTGATCGTCGGATACAACAGTGCCGGGTTTGACATGAAACACCTCAACCGCGAATTCATCCTCGCCGGCCTGAACCCGCCTGCACCGTACAAGAACGTGGACCTGCTCCAGACAGTCCGTAAGCAGTTCAAGTTCGCTTCCGGGAAACTTGACCACGTCGCCCAGCAGCTCGGGCTTGGTAAGAAAACCAGCCACATGGGTCACGAACTATGGGTACGGTGTATGGCCGGTGATGACAAAGCGTGGGAACTAATGCGGAAGTACAACATGCAAGACGTTGTACTCACCGAGAAACTGTACGACCGGCTGCGCGCATGGATCCCGAACCACCCGCACCTGAGCATGTACACAGGCGAGGCATGGGGCTGCCCAGTCTGCGGCAACAAAGACCTCTCCAAGTTCCGGGCAGGCACCTCATACGCCAACGTACAGCGATACCGCATGTACCAATGCACGTGCGGCCACTGGGTACGCGGAACCAAGAAACTCCAAGACGCCACACAAACCAGGAGCGCACGATGAGAATTGGCAACTGGCCGGATCCGATGTGAGACGCCCACTGCTCTATCACCGCCCGCGTCGCTGGTTGAGGACGTGGAAGTAGCCGTACGGTGACATCCACGAATGCGCACGTACGGCAACACAAATAAAACATCATCATGTCAATAAGGAGAACAGCATGCCCCGCATCGCAGTCAGCCCATCAGATCTTGATATTCCAATCGCGTTCTACGATGACGCTACCAAGTGGGTCGTAGACGACCATGAGCGCCTACACATCATTGGCGCCAATGGCAACTTGGCCTCGTACAACCGAGGAAGTTGGGCAGCCGTCCAGTTCTCACCTTGCGTTGGAGGGCCCGACCTGTGCGCCGAATCCGAGGCGCAATCTTAGACAGATCACACTGCGTTCCTAGGAGAAGCAGTCGGCAACCCACAACTAAACAGCGCTGACCGTTGTACATGAGCAACGGTCAGGCATGGGTTTCTAGTCCAACGGCAGAGACGGCAGCTTCAAAACCTGCACAGTCCCGGTTCGAATCCGGGGAAACCCACGCAAGGCGATATGGGCGAGCGGCTAGCCGGTTGTCTGCAAAACAGCACAGACCGGTTCGACTCCGGTTATCGCTTCGAAATGGAATGTACCCCAACGGTGGGAAGCTGTCTTGAAAACAGTGGCCGGTGAAACGGTAGCGGGTTCGACTCCTGTGCATTCCGCGCTATTCGATACGGGAGTAGAAGAGGCAAGGTGCCAGCGCTGACTGTAAATCAGTGCACGGTTGGTTCGATTCCAACTGCTCCCACAGCGAAAGCATGACGGCAGGTAGGACCGCATGGGTGGCTACCGCAGCAGTGGACACGCTGCCACGTAGGTCATGTGAGTAGGCACCCGACGCCTCTGCCGGACATTGACTGCGTGCAGATCAAGACTCGATAAGCGCCGGGAATCTTTGCCCTTATTCGTAGTTGTGCCCACGAATCAGAACAACCAGACAGTAGGTGTTCGTCATGCTCACTGGTCAGGTAGGGCTCGTAGCGGACAAACGATTCTGGATGGGCCGTGCAATACTCCGCATCACACGATGGCAATACCACCACTGCATCATCGCGACCAGTGACACGCACTGCATCAGCTCCGAACCAGGCGGCACACGACGCCGGTTGATAAGCGACTACACCAACATTGCCTGGTCCAACTATGCGATGACCGAGAAACAAGCACACCTTGTTGCCGGGATAGCAGAACACTCCATCGGCGTCCGCTATGACTACCTCTCCTGTGTCGCACACGCTGTTGCAGCCATCACACGCATCGACACGCCACTGTGGATCCAGACGTGGCTCGCTCAACGCGCACCCACCACATGCAGTGCACTCGCCCAAGTAGCAGTCAACGCGGCAGGGCTACGAACACCACACGCACCACTACCCACACCCAACGACTGGCACCTACTGTGCCGGGCACGAGGATGGGCCTGATGCCACGCGCCAAGAAGATATGCGCCAAGCCAGGATGCCCAGAAGTAACCGCGCAAGGAACCTGCCTCAAGCACCGCCGCGAAGCAGACAAGGCAAGAGGCTCACGAGAAGCACGCGGCTACGACTACGCACATCGACAGTTCCGCAAAGCGTTCATCGAAGAACACCAAGCTGGCACGCTCATCTGCTGGCGATGCCGCGAACTAATACCAGCAAATGAACCATTCCACCTCGGACACGATGACCACGACCGCAACCTATACCGCGGCGCTGAGCATGTCCGATGCAACACCGCAACGAGCGGACGCACCAACAACTGAAAACAAAAGAACCACAGGAGTAGCTGCCTGTGTCAGTGAGGCCCAGCATCCATAGTGCTGGGCCTCACGCATTCCTATGGAGAATACACATGCGCACCTGCGCCCTCTGCCAAAGTCCCATCCCATCTGACCGCCACGGCAAAGCTAAGTACTGCACGATCCAATGCAGCCGCAAAGCCAACCGTGATAAGTCCACAGTCGAATGCAGTAAGGATGGATGCACCCGATTTGTGCGAGCGCGAGGAGTATGCGCCTCCCATTACAACCAGGCTTATGCGCCCACTCGCCACGTCAAGAAGCTGGTCGCCTGCGCATGGTGCGGGACAGAAGTACTCAAGCATACTGGCGGTGGACGCAAGTATGGTCCGGTGTGCTCAGACCAATGCCGCCAGTACCTTGCCACACCATACTGCGTACTACCTAAAGACCACTGGGCTCGATGGTACGGCAAGGCAAGCACTTGGACGCCGCCCAAGCAAAGCGCCTCCAGATACGTCAGCAACACGTGCGACGATTGTGGCACGCGCTTCACCGAATACAACCCGCACAACGTGCTAGCCAACTACAGTCGTTACTGCTCGGACCAGTGCAGTGCACGAGTATCAAGACGGGCACGTAAAGCCAGAGAGCATAGCGCTTCAGGAACATACCGATGGGGCGAAGTTATCAAGCTGTGGATCGCATCAGGTAGGCGCTGTAGCTACTGCGATGTGGTCATGGCTGAACAGCCTGACCCCGATCATGTTGTACCCCTGAGTCGTGGCGGACGTAATGACATGGGCAACATCCTTCCCGCCTGTCACCTGTGCAACTCTGACAAGTGTGACCTGACATTGGAAGAGTGGGCAGCCGAGCGAGCGAGACTAGGTAAGCCGCCCGTTCGCACGGCTCTGCCATTCACTGACAGCCGCTTCCGACACCTCACATTAGACACTGCACAAGGCCTTGCATGGAGACATCAAAGCGCCGCATGACGACGTGGGGGATCTACATAACCGCAGGTTCCTGCCCCACCGCTGGTGAGGGCGCCGTACCGCGCGGATAGTTCAGACCTTCCGGGGAACCGGCTATTTTGAGGGGGCATCATGGGGCGTGGAGGTGCTAGGAATAGATCTGGCCCGCCTGCCGATCCTTTGTCCGCCCGTTCAGATTCTCGTGGCTTAAAGTTCTCTGCCTTGCCGCGCGAGGGGTTTGATGGTGAGGCGCCGGCGTTCCCTCTAGGGAAGATCAACGTGTACTACACGTACAAGGATGACAAGGGTAAGCCTGTCCGCGAGTTCGACGCGGATGCGACACAGGAGAGGTTCACTCGTGAGCTTGAGTTGTGGGCTTGGGCGTGGACTACTCCGCAAGCTGCTGCTTGGTTCGTTGAACCCTGGCGGTGGTACAGCGTGGCTTTGTGGGTGCGGACGGCGGCTGTGTGTGAGTCATCTGATGCCCAAGCGGCGGATAAGAATTCGTTGCATCGTTTTGCGGATCAGATTGGTTTGACTCCTGCCGGGATGAAAGAGAACGGCTGGGCGCTTGCTGCTGACGAAGTGCAAGAGAAGCGGGACGAGAAGCCTGCTGCTACGTCTCAGGCTGCGCCTAAGCGCCGTCTGAGGGCTGTCGGTGGAGACTAACGGGTTCCTGGTTGATTTCCCTACGCTTGGGGATCTTTTGGATGCTTGGTATGAGCAGCATTGTCGTGTGCCTGATGGGTTTACTCGTGGTGCTGCGTTCAAGATGTCTGATTGGCAGTTTTGGTGCACGGCGAATCATTATCGGATCCGTCCTGATGCTGTGTGGGTTCCTGAGAAGCCGTTGCTTAACCAGGCGTTCACGTATCGACGTTCGCAGGTTGTTGCTCCGCAGAAGACGGGTAAGGGCCCTTGGGCTGCTGCTACTACTACTGGCGAGGCTGTTGGGCCGACGATTTTCGCTGGTTGGGCTGAGGACGGCGATGTTTATTCGTGCGCTGATAATGGCTGCGGTTGTGGTTGGACGTATGAGTACATTGCTGGTGAGCCGAAGGGTGTTCGTCACCCGTCGCCGTTGATTCAGTTGACTGCCACGTCTGAGGATCAGGTGGATAACATTCTTCGCCCGTTGAAGGCGATGATCCGGCTTGGTCCGTTGTCTGATTTGTTGCTGATCCGTGAGGATTTCATCCGCATTGTGGGTGAGGGCGGCGATGAGGACATGGACCGTATTGATGCGGTTACGTCTAATGCTCAGTCGAAGCTTGGTAACCCGATTTCGTTTGCGTTTCAGGATGAGTCTGGGCTGTATACGAAGACGAACAAGATGATCAAGGTTGCTGAGACTCAGCGTCGTGGTGCTGCTGGTATGGGTGGCAGGACGATTGAGACGACGAATGCTTGGGATCCTTCTGAGAATAGTACGGCGCAGCGGACGTTTGAGTCGCAGTCGCAGGATGTTTTCAAGTTCTTCCGGCAGCCTCCCCCGCATTTGTCGTATGGGAACAAGCGCGATAGGGCCCTGATCCATAAGTACGTGTATGAGGGTTCGCCGTGGGTTGATTTGAACTCTATTGAGGGTGAAGCTTCGGAGCTTATGGAGACTGATCGGGCGCAGGCTGAACGGTTTTTCGGTAATCGTTTGGTGTCTGGTTCTGGTGCTTGGTTGAAGGATGGTGCCTGGGATGCCGCGTATGCAGGAGTGGTTACCTAACCCGCCTGACGGAACTTCGATCTGCCTTGGATTCGATGGTTCTGAAAACAATGACTGGACGGCTATTCAAGCTGAGACATTCGATGGGTTTTCGTTTAGCCCGCGCTATGGTCCTGATCGACGGGCCGCGATCTGGAACCCTGCCGAGTGGAACGGGCAAATCCCCCGGCCTGAGGTTCACGCAGCGGTTGATGAACTGTTCTCGCGGTACAGGGTCGAGAGGTTCTATTGTGACCCGCAGGATTGGTTCTCTGAAATTGGGGATTGGTCTTTGAAGTACGGCGACGAGCATGTGTTTGAGTGGCCCACGAACCGTATCAAGGCGATGTATGCGGAGATTAAGCGTTTTGAGATTGATCTTTCCACTCGCCGTATAACGCACGATGGGTGCCCTATTGCCGCCATTCATATGGCGAATGCTCGTAAGGCTGCGAAACCGGGTCAGCAGTATGTGCTGATTAAGCCTGCCGATCACCAAAAGATTGACGCTGTGATGGCGCGGATTCTCGCTCACACTGCCGCCAGTGACGCCAGGGAAGGCGGCTGGGACCCCACGCCAAAGCGGCGCCGGGTTGTTGTTTCTTAGTCGAAGGAGGGCCAAATGGCTGTTTCTGATGCCCTTGTTCGGTTGAATGCCAAGCTTGCCGATCAGATCCCCGGTTTAGATCGGGTTGATAAGTACTTTGAGGGTGAGCAGCCCTTGAAGTACATGGCTCAGGCGATGCAATCGGAGATTGGCGACAGGGTCAGCCAATTGGTTCTCAACTGGCTGAGGTTCGGCGCGGAGGCGTACGAGAATCGCCTTGATGTTGAGGGGTTCCGGTATCGCGGGCAGTCATCCTCGGATGACGAGCTTTGGCGAATTTGGCAAGCCAATGGTCTTGATGAGCAGTCTCAGCAGGCTCATTTGGATGCCTTGGTGTTGGGACGCTCGTATGTCATTGTTGGCGCTGCCGATGATGATACAGGCGACCCTATTGTGACTGTTGAGAGCCCTTTTCAGGTGTTTGCTGAGCGGGATCCCAGGACGCGCAGGGTTTCCGCAGCCATCAAGCGTTGGCAGGATGGCGAGGGTAAGGATGCGGTTCAGCGTGCGACTCTGTACCTTCCTAATTCCACCCAATCGTTCATAAGCACCAAGGACGGGTGGGCCGCCGAAGGCGAAGAAGATCAGCACGGACTGGGTGTTGTCCCTGTTGTTCCTCTAGTGAACCGTCCGCGGATCTTGCGCCCCGATGGCTTGTCAGAGTTCCAGGATGTCATTCCGGTCGCTGATGCGGCTAACAAGATGGCTACGGACATGATGGTTAGCGCGGAGTATCACGCTATGCCTCGACGCTGGGCTGTTGGGTTATCCGCGAATGACTTTGTTGACGCGAACGGAAATCCGATTAGCGTGTGGTCGCGAGATACAGGCACATTATGGGGCTCCGAGAATAAAGATGTGAAGTTTGGTCAGTTTGAAGAGTCCGACCTGACGGTGTTCCATAACTCCATCAAGCTCTTGGCTCAGCTCGCGTCTCAGATGCTCGCCTTGCCGCCACATTATTTGTCTTTCGTGGGGGACAATCCCGCGTCCGCTGACGCTATTCGCTCGTCCGAGACTCAGCTAGTGAAGCGCGTTGAGCGTAAGCACACATACTTTGGCGGCTCTTGGGAGGATGTGCAGCGCCTTGTCCTCCGCATCAAGTCTGGTGCGTGGGACGAACAAGCTAAGACGCTTGAGACTGTATGGCGGGATCCGTCTACGCCAACTGTCGCACAGGTTGCTGACGCGACAGTTAAGAAGGTCCAAACGGGCATTGTTCCTATCGAACAGGCGCGCATTGACCTTGGCTACACACAGCAACAGCGGGACAACATGTTGGAGATGGACGCTCGTGCTAAGTCGAATCCTGACATCGCGAGCCTGGCTAGGGCTGTGAACGGCGAATGATCCCCCGCAAGAGGCGTCTGTTGTTTGTTGGCGTGGAAAAGCACATTGGCATCTATTTTCACGTGTGGCGTGATGATGCTACCGGCAAGCGGTGGGCTTCCCCTTCTAGGGATTACGCCAAGCAGTAGGGAGTAGTCATGGTTCCGGATGCTGCTGTGGAGCATTACAAGGCGATGCAGCGGCTTCAGGCGTTGGTTGTGTTGCAGGCTGCTGATTTGTGGTCTGAGGTTAGTTTGTCTTCTTTGGATGGTTCGTGGGCGGCGCAGGTTCCTTTGTTGGTGCCTGCGCTTACGAGTGTCCAGGTTAAGGCTGCTGCTGCGGGCGCGTCTTATGGTGCGATGACGCTTGCGGATCAGGGTTTGTATGAGGCGCCGCAGCATTTTGTGGATCCTGCCGGGTTCGCTGGGCGGGCGTCTGATGGTAGGACCCTTGAGGGTCTTCTGTGGGGCCCGGTTCCGCATGTGAAGACGCTGATTGGTGGCGGGATGGATCCGCGTAAGGCGTTGAAGTCTGGCGGTTCCTTTTTGACCACGATCATGCGCACGCAAGTTGCCGACGCGGGTCGTGCTGCTGCTGGTGTGGATGTGGCGACTAAGCCGCGAATTTCCTACGTACGGATGCTGAACCCACCCTCATGCTCGAGATGCTCGATCTTGGCGGGGCGCGTGTATCGGTGGAACGTTGGGTTTGCCAGGCATAAGCGCTGTGATTGCGTGCATGTGCAGACTACTTCTCGTGCTGCTGCTGAGACTGAGGGTCTGGTTCATGACCCTTACGAGTATTTCCGGTCTTTGTCTCCCGCTGAGCAGGACAGGAACTATACGAAGGCGGGTGCTCAGGCGATCCGTGATGGTGGTGACATCTTCCAGGTTGTGAATAGCCGGCGTGGGATGAGGCCGGGTGGTCTGACTACGACTGAGGGCACTTCTAAGCGGGGGAATTTCGGGCGGAATGGTCCGCGCCTGACTCCTGAGGCTATTTATGGCAAGGGTTTGGGCCGTGAGGCGACTCTTAAGGAGCTTGAACGGTATGGGTATATTTTGCCGGGCGGTCAGGATCCTGCTGGCGTGATTCGTGGTCAGGTTGAGGGTTTTGGTGCGCTGGGTCGTGGTGGTACACGGGTTGGTGCTCGTGAGGCTATTTTGCGTGCTCGTGAGACTGGTGTTCGTGATCCGAAGGTTCGGGCGACCATGACTGCTGCCGAACGCCGTGTTTTTGATGCTCAGGCTAACTGGGATGCCGTCCGTGCTGGACGCAACCCGTTCACGAACGCGAAGAACGCGAAAGTGACACCCGAAATCGCCGCCCGCGTTGAACGCGAGTACCGCAAATACATTCTCGGCTACTAAGGCCGTTAGAACTCCCCGGATTCATAAGCATAGGCCGGGGCGGGCTGCGCCCGTTACAGCGCTTTGTGGAGTTGGTGAAGTGGTATCACGTCGGTCTCCAAAACCGAAGTCGCAGGTTCGATTCCTGCACGCTGCGCTTTCCTATTCCGGGATGGATGAGGAAGAGCAAGACCAGCCGTGATGGCTAAGAAAACAATCAGATCAGGAGGCCGTGATGGCTGACGAATTGAACCCCACTGTGGACCCGGTTGACCCGGTAACACCTGACCCTGTGGAACCTGGTGAGCCTGCTGGCGACCCTGAACCCACGGCGCCTGCGCCTGAAGCTGCTGAGCTTGAACGGCTGCGCGCGGCACTGGCTAAAGCGAACAAGGATTCCGAAAGGAACCGTGCTCGTTTGAAGGAGCTTGACGACGCGAAGTTGTCAGAGATTGAGAAGGCCCGGCGTGATGCTGAAGAGGCTGCTCAGGAACTGGCGAATCTTCGCAAGGACAGTCTCCGTCAGAAGGTGGCCCTTGAGACTGGGTTGCCTGCTAAGTGGGTTGCTCGCCTTCACGGCGACGATGAGGAATCTTTGCGTGCTGATGCTGCGGAGATTCTTGCTGATCTGAACAAGGCACGGAAGCCGGCGCCGGACCCTTCGCAGGGGCCCCGTACTAACGCGCTTTCTGAAGAAGACAAACTCTACGAATCCATCTTTGGATCAAGGAAGGCCTAAACAATGGCTGAGTACCTTCCGGTTAAAAACCCGGGCGAGGCGCTGCCTCTGACAGCGTCCGCAACCATCACTGGCGGTCAGCTTGTTGCTGTCTCTGGTGTTTCTACTGTCGCCCCCGCTGGCGCTAACGCCCTGAACTGGGTTGGTGTGGCTGCGTTTGACGCTGCTGTTGGCGATTTGGTGACCATCCTTGGCGGCGGGGTGCAGGAGCTCGTTACTACGGGAACTGTGACTGCTGGCGATGTTGTTGTTCCTGCTGCTGCGGGCACTGTGTCCACTCTGGCTGCTGTGACTACGCCGACTGCTGCGGATGTTACTAACACCCGCGCCATTCTTGGTGTCGCCCTGACCACCGCTACGACTGGGCTTAAAGTCCAGGTTCTCGTTCGCTAAGGAGCCCTTTAAGTGTCTTACTCTTACCCTCCCGTTGCGCCCACTTTCTCTGGTGACAACGAAACCATTTCCCGCTTCCTGAACACCCCGTCTGTTGTGGCGCGGCGTGTGCAGGATCTTACGATGAACCGGTTCATTGCTGACGTGCTGCTTACGGGCCGCACGGATGTTTCTGGTGGCGCTATCACGTATGACGTGGATGAGGACAACTTCACTGTTCGTCCTGTCACGGCTGTGTCCCCCGGTGGCGAGTATGACTTGACCACGATTGCCAACGGCACCCCTCAGGTTGCCAAGGTTACCAAGTGGGGTCAGGACACTGAGGTGACTGACGAGGGTATCAAGCGTCAGAACTTCTCCGCCGTGGATAAGGGCCTTGGCAAGCTTGGTAACTCTGTGATCAAGAAGGTTGACTCGATCAGTCTTTCCTTGATCGCTTCTACGGTTACCGCGACTCAGGCTGTCACTTCTGGTGCGTGGTCCGTTTCTGGTACTGCTGCGATCCTCCGTGACATCATGCTTGCGAAGTCGAAGGTTACCGCCCTGAACCGCGGCTACGACCCGAATGTGATTGTTGTGGATGACATCACTTGGGCTTACCTTGCCTCTGATGAGAAGGTCATGACTGCTCGTGCTCGCGAGGATTCGGCTAACTCGATCTACACGGGCAGCTTCCCGACCATTGCTGGTATGACGGTTCTCCCGACGCCGAACATCCCTGGTGGTTCTGGTGCGTGGCTGATCGACACGACCGCTCTTGGTGGTATCGCTGACGAGGATCTTGGCGGCAACTACACGAAGGCCGGCGTCATCGAGACGAAGGTTATCCGTGAGGAAAAGAACGACAAGTGGCGCCTGCGTGCCCGTCGTGTCTGCGTGCCGTACGTGACTGAGCCTGGCGCCGCGATCAAGATCACTGGCGTCTAGGGGGCCCTTTCATGGCTTATCTGGTTACTGCCCCTTTGGTGTCTGTTAAGGACGCTGCGGGCAAATACACCTATTTCTATGAGGGCGCTACGGTGCCTGACGGGTTCGACAAGGTGAATCTTGCGGGCCTTGCTGAGGCTGGTCTGGTCAAGGAGATTGTCCCGGAGTCCGATGAGGTTCCTGAGGGCGATCCTTCTGAGGGCTGGACGGTCAAGCAGCTCAAGGCTTACGCGGATGCTAAGGGCGTTGACCTTGGCGACGCGAAGTCCAAGGGCGATGTTCTCGCCGCTGTTAGCAAGTAGTTAGGGAGGGGACGTTATGGCTGTTGTTGTGACTCCTGAGGATGTTGCTGCGGGATGGCGTCCCCTCACTACGGCTGAGGTTACGACTGCTGAGGGCCTGATTGTTGAGGCTTTGGTGCTGCTTGCTGTGAAGGCCCCAGGGTATGAGTCGTTTCCTGAGGCTTTGGCTCGGTTTGCTGTTGCGCGTGCGGTGCGTCGGGTGTTGAAGAACCCTGATGGTTATCGTGTGCGCGGCACTGAGTCAATCGATGATTACTCAGTGAGTGGCGGGACCGTTGACAACACGTTGTCCACTGGCGAGATTTATTTCTCTGACGAGGAACTGTCTTGGTTTGGTGTCCGGCCTGAGGGTTCGGCTCCGAAGGCTTTTGAGATCCGGTTGGGGGGCTCATGAGTTTCGTTGACATCGTTAATCAGGGCCGAAACGCTGCTGAGGCCCTGATGTTGGATACGTGTACGGTGCATCGTCCTGGCGTGCCGGTGACGGACAGTGATGGCAACGTAACCGCGTCTCTGACCCTGTTGTATACGGGTCCGTGTAAGTTTCAGCAAACCCTTGCTCAGTCGTCTAATCCTGTGGCTGGTGGTCATGCTTATACGGTGCAGGATACGCGGTGGGATACGCCGGTTGGTGAGGGCCCGTTTGAGGTGGATGACGTAGTAACGATCATCGGTGCCGTGTTGGATCCTCAGCTTGTTGGGCGGGTGTTTCGGGTGACTGATCCTTTCCATAAGACGGGGGCGACTGCGCAGCGCACACGGGTTGAGGAAGTGACCGCGTGAGTGATGGTGTTGAGGAAGTCCGACGTCTCGCTTCGAACCTTGGCCGGATTGCTGGGTCTGCCGTTGAGGATGTTGATGCTGTCCTGAAGAAGGGTATGCAGAACATTAAGACGGAGATGCAGGCTGATGTGTCAGGTTCGGAGCATTTCAAGGGAATGGCTGGTTCGATCACTTATGAGTCTCGTTATTCTCCGGGCGTGGTTCGTTATGTGGGTGGTCCTGATAAGGGCCGGCGTGGTGGCGCGTTGGGGAACATCTACTATTTCGGCACTAGCCGTGGTGGTGGTTCTGGTGACATTGATAAGCCGTTGCGTTCTGAGGAACCGCGTACTGTGTCGGCGCTTGAGGCTTTGGCTGCGAGATGGGCGGGCCGGTTGTGACTGGTGATGCTCTGGCGAATGGTTTTGAGGCGTTGCTGTCTGGGTTCACTGTCTACAAGGACAAGGTCCCGGCTAGTCCATCGTTCCCTTATGTGCTGGTGTTGACGAATTTCCCGGCAGTGGCGGGTCGTTCTCATGCTCGTACGGTTCATTCGAGGGTGTTGCGGTCGCGGACTTCGGTGGTTGGTTTGACTGCCGCGTCGGTTCGGATTGTTGCGCAGAAGCTAACGAACTGTCTTGAGGGCAAACGGCCCACCGTTGCGGGCTGGACACTAGGCACTATTGAGTCCGTCCCGAACGAGCAACCTATCCAACCTGACCTTGACGTGACAATCCCCGGCACTGCTGAGAACCCGTTGTATCAGCCGTTCGATTGGGTGCAGACAGGTTCCCAGGTCCCGTAACTTACGCCCTCACTGTGGGGCGTTTTTCTTTGCCCTGGAAGGGGTTCACATGTTTGTCCGCGTTAAGGATTCCACGTCAGGGCATGAGTTTGACGTGCATGAATCTGATTGGCGTATCGAGTCTGGGGCGCTGGTTCCGGTCAAGTCTGACCGTTACCCGCCCACTCATGCGCCCCGCTTACCGAAATACAACGTCAGCCCAGTAAGGGCTACCAATTCCAATAAGGAGTCCTAACTATGGCTGATATTCCGTCCACTCCCGCTGATGGTATGACGCTCGTGAAGATCGTCACTGCCATCGCTGATACTTCCGCACCGAAGGTCGCTACTGAGATTAACGCGGCGTCGTCCGTTGACATCTCCTGCTATTTGACTGCTGGTGGTTGGAAGCCTTCCCTGTCTGAGCAGGTCATCACGGATGAGCGTCTTTGCACGACTCAGACGTATGAGCAGAAGGGCCGTTCGCAGCGTGGTCTTGAGGTCGAGTACATCGACAACACAAACACGGCGAACGCGACTACTTATAACAAGGCGAAGGACACTCTTGTCCCTGGTACGCCGATGTTCATTGTGGTTCGTACGGGTCTTCCGTATGACACTGCGGCTGCTGCGGCTCAGAAGTTCAGTGTTTACCCGATTACTCCGGGTGAGTATAACGAGCTTCCGCCTGAGGCTAACAGTGTTTTCAAGATCGCGCAGAAGTTGTTTGTGACCGGCAAGGTCAAGATTTCGACTGCTGCTGCGGCTTAGCTAGTGCCACCTGTCCGCCCGTGTGTTGTGGGACCGCGGGCGGACAGGTTCTAGTCCCACTTGTCCCGCTAAAAGACTTTGGAGTATGTAATGACTTTGACTGTGAAGCGCCCTGAGACTCGTGTGCAGTTTTGCCTTGATGGTGATTTGAAAGCGGCTCATGAGGCGGCGGAGGCTGAGTTCAACGAGGCGCGTAATAAGTCGTTGGCTGATGCGCGTCTGAATAGTCCTGTGAAGGAATTGGCGCAGAGGGTTTCTGATATTGAGGCTGAGATGAAGGGCGCGTCTGTGACGTTCCTGATTCGGGGGCTGCCTCGTGGTGCTTGGTCTGATCTGGTTGCTGCTCATGCGCCGCGTGAGGGTAACACGTTGGATAAGTCTTATGGGTACAACGTTGAGGCGTTGATGGTTGAGGCGTTGCCGCTGTCGATCATCAGTGTTGAGAACGCCGCGGGCGAGGTTCTGCCATTTGATCCTGCGAAGGAGTGGGATGATCTGGCTGACGATATGACGAACAGCCAGTATGAGGATTTTGTGTTGGCGGTTATGCGTGTGAATGCGGGGCGAAATGATGTCCCTTTTTCGCTCAGCGCATTCAGGATGATTCAGGACTTCGAGCAGAAGTAGAGGCGGCTCATTCGCTTGGTATTTCGTTGAAGCGGTTTCATGGGTGGGAGCCTGTGACTGTTCATGAGTATCGGGCGGGTGTGTTGGTTTCGTCGCGTCCTGAGCCTGAGTGGGATGAGGGTGAGCAGACGATCATGCTTGCTTTGCAGATGTACCGGAATGGGTTGTGCCCTAAGTGTGGTGGCCCGTTGTCTGTGTGTACTGATGCGGCGAATGAGATGCGTTTTGATGCTGGTTTGCCGATTCGTTGTCATGCTACGACGGCGCGGGGTCGTGCGGCTGAGGCTTACCGTGATTTGCCTGGTTCTGAGGCGTTGATGTTTGTTCCGCGTTTGCGGGAGTAGTTACTTTTCGATTGCTGCTAGTACGCGTTTCCCGAAGCCAATACCTGTAAGGACGAGCCCGGTTGCGAGGATGATCCACGCAACCGGCGTTGGCGCGCCGGGCGTTTCTACGGTGCGGAATGTTCCTGGTTGCAACGTGGCATGCGTTGTTGAGAACCCAACGATGACTAGTAGCAGCCCGATTGCGGCTAGCACTACCCCGATTATGAGCAGCGTTGTTCCCGGTCGCCTGTTTGTGGTCGCCGTCTTTTCCGTCATCCCGCAATTGTAGGGCATGGCGCCGTCTTTTAGGGGGCCATAAGTGGCAGACCGGTCAATAAGCATAAGCCTCATGGCACGGGTGGAGGGATTTGTTGCTGGGATGAAGACAGCCCAGCAGGCGGCTTCTGACTTTGCGAGCAGGACGGCTAAGTTCGCTAAGGAAAACGAAGAACACTTTGATCGTGTGGGCAAGGCGTCTGCCGTTCTTGGCGGCGCGCTGGTAGCCGGTGCTGTTCTAGCTGTGAAGTCGTTCATGGAATTTGACTCGGCTATGGCTGCGGTAAAGGCGTCAACGCATGAGACTGCCGCGAACATGGACCTGCTGCGTGAGGCGGCAATCAATGCGGGCGCTGACACGGCGTTCTCCGCAAAGGAAGCCGCGCAGGGCATTGATGAGCTTGCTAAGGCCGGCGTGTCCACCAAGGACATCCTTGGTGGTGGGCTTGCTGGTGCACTGTCTCTGGCTGCTGCCGGTTCGCTTGAGGTTGGCGATGCTGCTGAGATCGCGGCTACTGCCCTGACTCAGTTCAAGTTGTCTGGGCAGGACATCCCTCACCTTGCGGATCTGTTGGCGGCGGGTGCCGGTAAGGCGCAGGGCTCGGTTGAGGACATTGGTAACGCGTTGAAGCAGTCTGGCCTTGTTGCGTCCCAGTTCGGCCTTTCGGTTGAGGACACGACGGGTACGCTGGCGGCTTTCGCTTCTGCTGGTTTGACTGGTTCGGATTCTGGTACGTCGTTCAAGACGATGCTGCTTTCCTTGGCTAACCCTGCGGCGAAGACGCAGAGTCTCATGAGTGAGCTTGGCATATCGGCCTATGACGCGCAGGACAAGTTCGTTGGCATAACGAACCTTGCTGAGCAGTTGAAGACGAAACTCGGCGGCTTGGGGCAGGCGCAGCGTGACGCGGCGTTGGCTCAGATCTTCGGTACTGATGCTATCCGTGGCGCGAATGTTCTGTATGAGCAGGGCGCGGCCGGTATTCAGGGGTGGATTGAGAAGGTCAACGAGGCGGGCTATGCGGCTGTAACCGCGAGTATCAAACAGGACACGCTGGCTGGTGACTTGGAGAAGCTGGGCGGCTCCTTTGACTCGGTTTTGATTAAGGGGGGCGGGGCTGCAGCTGAGGCCTTGCGGGGCATCGTGCAGGGCGCTGAGGGTCTGGTTGACGCTATTGGCAAGATACCAGGGCCCGTGTTGAACGCTGCGGTTGGTATCGCGGGCGTTACCGGTGGCGCGCTTCTCCTTGGTGGCGCGTTCCTGACTGTCCTTCCGCGGCTTGTTGAGTTCAAGTCGTCTTTGGATCAGATCGCACCAAAGGGGTCCAGGGCTGGGTCCGCTATCCGCGGAGTTGGTAAGGCTGCTGCGATTGCGACTGTCGCGCTTGTCGGGTTGCAGGTCGTTGGCGCTATTTTCAGTGATAAGCAAACAAAGTCTGCTGAGGATTTTGGTCAGGCGCTGCTCAAGGTCCAGAAAATATCTGGAACCAATTCCGGCAAGGGCCTGGACTCGATGTTCCAAGGTTGGGACAAGATCATTACCGGCGAGACGGTATCCACCGTGAATGATCTGTCTTCTGCGGTGGAGAGGCTTACTCATCAGGGCAGCAAGGATTGGATCGATCAGAACCTTGCTGATCCGCTAAACCGCTTGCTTGGTTTCTCCGTGTCTGACGTTGCGCAAATACAGGAGCGCTTCAAGGGCCTTGGCGAAGAGATGGGAAACATCACCCGGAACGGCGGGGCGGATACTGCTGCTAAGTCCTTCCAGGCGCTGACAGCGGAGTTCCAGAAGAACGGGCAAGGCGCTAAGGAAGCTCTCGCGGCAGTCCCCGGATATAAGGATGCTTTGCAGGGGCTCGCTAACCAAGCTGGCGTTACTCTGTCCGAGCAGGACCTTTTGGACTTCGCCATGGGCAAGGTCCCAGATTCCATGCTCAAGGCGGGCGGTTCGGTTGAGACGTACACCACGAAGGTTGGCAACTCAGCGCCGATGACAGAGGCGATGTCTAAGGCTCTTGAGGATGTGGGCCTCAGTGCTTCCGGCGCTGTGACTGACATTGAGAAGTTCACGCAATCGTTGTTCAACGCGGGGATGCTTTCACTGTCTGCTTCTGACGCGACCATCGCTTACGAGGCCGCGATTGATGCTGTCACTGAGTCTGTCACGAAAAACGGCAAGACCCTTGATGTTCACACCGAGCAGGGCCGCGCCAATCAGACGGCGTACAACGACATGGCTAAGGCTGCTATGACTGTTGCCGAGGCTACCGCTGCGGAGACATTGAAAACGCAGGGTTCCGCCGCTGCTCAGGCCACGTTGCAGGCTGGCCTTTCTCAGAGCTACAAGGATCTGATTACCGCTGCTGGGCAGTTCGGTATTACTGGTGACGCTGCTGATGACATGGCGCGTAAGGCTTTGGGTATCCCTAAGAACGTGAACATTGATGCGTGGATCGCCGACCATGCGTCCACGACTTTGGATGGGATCAAGGGTAAGGCTGATGGGCTTGACGGTAAGAGGGTAACGATTGGTATTTACACGACTGAGTATTTCAATCGTGTGGACCAGCGTTCGGCGCCTACTGTCGTGGATCCGAACCAGCTTGGCGGGCACTACGCTACGGGTGGTCGTGTGACTGGCCCTGGCACGTCAACGTCTGATGATGTCCCGGCGTGGTTGTCGAATGACGAGTATGTGTTGACTGCGGCGGCGGCTAGGAAGATCGGTTACGGGAACCTGGACCGCATGAACGGCGGTGACGTTTCCCCGATCAAGCCAATGGGTTACGAGTATTCGCCGGCTGGTGCTCCTGCTGTAACTCATCGTGCGCCTATGGTTGCTGCGGCTCCGCAGCAGACCCCTCCTGTGTATGTGCAGAATCCGTTTACGGGTGCGTATTTGTTGGCTCAGGTTGATTCTCGGGCTGCTGGTGTTGTTGGTGCTGCGGATTCTGGTTCTCAGTTCATGCGGAAGGGGCGCGGCTAGATGG